GTGTTTTCAGATGAAGTTCTTGAAAAAATTTTTGCCAGAAAAGAGTTACAGTCCTTGGACTTGTCAACGCAGTCGTCTATCATACACGCAATAGAAGATGTTTTAGAGGAGGTCAAACAGGATGAATATGAGCGGAGCATACCAGAATCCGATTTATAATCAGCAGATGCAGCAATACGGGCAGCAGTACGCATACAATCCGTATATGAATCAGCCACGCATTGATAATACACAAAATTATATGCAGGCACCGCAGCAAATTCAGCAGCAGATCCCGGTTCAAACTTTTGGCATAAATGGAAAAGTAGTTCCGGCGGTAGAAAACATCACTGCCAATGATGTGCCAATGGATGGCAGCGTTGCATTTTTCCCAAAACAGGATATGACAGAAATATACGCTAAAAGTTGGAACGCAGATGGCACAATTCGCACAATCGTTTTTAAGCCAGTTTCGCATGATACTGTTAGCAATTTATCGCATGATACTGAAAAATTGAAATTTGACCTATCAGACGAGTGCACAGGTGCATTTATGCAGAAGTTTGATGAACTTTTTGGGAAGATTGAACAGATAGAAAACCGATTAGATAAAATTCCAAGCAGTCAAAGAAAAACTTCACAGGTAAAAAAGGAGAGTGATCCAGAATGAATCCGGCACAATTATTGTTAAATCAAATGATGAATTCTCCGCAGGTTCAAAACAATCCTATGGCAAAAAATGCCATGCAAATGTATCAAAGCGGAGATACAGGTGGACTTAAGACAATGGCAGAGAATCTCTGTAAAGAAAGAGGAATTACGGTAGATGAAGCAAAACAGAAAGTTATGAGCATGTTTAATCATTAGTACATTTTGGGGTGCGCGCAAAATAACCGGTTATCCCATTTGTAAATAGATCAGATGGAGGTAAACAAAATGTTTAATGGAAATGCAATGCCTAGTCTTGCTGATATTGCAGCAGTGACAGGAAACGGAAGAAACAATGATGGCATGTGGGGCGGCGATGGCTGGTGGGCTATCATTATCTTCGCTATGATTTTTGGCTGGGGCGGCTTTGGCGGCAATGGCTGGGGAGGAAACGGAGGTATGGGAGCGACAGCATCTGCATACACCGACTCTGCAATTCAGCGTGGGTTTGACACGCAGGCTATCATCGGAAAGTTAGATGGTATCACAAATGGTCTCTGTGATGGATTTTACGCACAGAATACCGCCGTTATGAACGGTTTCCATGGTGTAGACAATGCAATCTGCAACCTTGGCTACCAGACACAGCAGGGATTTAATACCACAAACGTGACACTTATGCAGGCGCAGAATGCTTTACAGTCCCAGTTGGCTAATTGCTGCTGCGAGACCAGGGAAGCTATCCAGGGTGTAAACTACAATATGTCACAGAACACCTGTGCACTGCAGAACACCATGAACAGCAACACAAGAGACATTATCGACAGCCAGCAGGCAGGAACAAGGGCAATCCTTGATTACCTGTGTCAGGAAAAGATTTCTTCCTTACAGGCAGAAAATAATGACTTAAGAAGAGCCGCATCACAGGATCGCCAGTCTGCATTGCTCACTACTGCAATGTCAGCGCAGACACAGCAGATCATCAACGCTGTAAATCCGGCTGCAATCCCGGCATATGTTGTTCCAAATCCTAACGCTTATGCGTATGGCTGTGGATGCAACACAGGATGTAGCTGCTAAAAGTAGCTGCTACACAAAATTGAATAATTGAGTATCTTAATTGAGTTTAACTCGATTATGTCTGCTGTGCAGTATTGCTTATAAACACAAAGGGCAGACTATAATGTTTGCCCTTATTTTTGAAAGAGAGGTAAATAATTATGGCAGAATTTACAGGAATTGCAATTCAAACTGTTGCGCAGGGAGAAGATGTGGCATTTACAGAAACTCCGGTATGCGCAACAAAATGCATTGTTCATAGACAGGGAAGTGGCATTGTTAAATTAAGAGGACTTACAAATCAGTGCCGAGCAAGATTTTTGGTATCTTATTCTGGAAACATTCAAATTCCTACCGGTGGAACAGTTGAAGCTATTTCACTTGCTATTGCAATTGACGGAGAACCGTTGCAGTCAACTCGAATGATTGTTACACCGGCGGCAGTTGAAAACTTCTTTAACGTTTCGGCGCAGGCATATGTGGACGTTCCTCGCGGTTGCTGTGTTACGGTAGCGGTACAGAATACGTCTGCGCAGGCAATCGAAGTTCAGAACAGCAATTTAATTGCAGTCCGGGAAGCGTAAGGAGGGCGGTTTTATGGATATTAAGAGAATGCACGAAATGATCGAAAAACTGTCTGAAAGCGCAGAGTGTGAGTTTGCAAAAGGTATCGAATGTGTAGATACAGAAGAGATGGGAAAAGTCACGGACATGCTTAAAGACCTTGCGGAAGCCATGTATTACCGGACGCTTACAAAATCAATGGACGAATCAGACCCAGAGCAGGTTCTTGATATGTTTGAGCGTTACGGAGACGGCAGACGGTATTATGACCGTTACCGGTATGCAGACGGCAGATTCGCGCCAAAGGGAAGAGGTACGCGCCGCGGATATGAAGAACCTCCGTACTGGCACATGACACCGGAAATGTACCGGGAAATGGAACACGACCGTGATATGGATCGTCACTCTGGCAAAATGTATTACACAGAGCCTACAATTGCGGCAGATGGCGGTATGCGTGACCGCAGAGAGGGTAAAAGCGGAATGAGCCGCAGAAGCTACATGGAAAGCAAAGAGCTTCACAAAGGCAATACGCCGGAGGACAAGGACGCAAAGATGCATGACCTTGAAAAATACATGAAAGAGCTTTCGGAGGATATGGCGGAACTTATCTCCGACATGACGCCGGAAGAGCGCACAATGACAAAAAGCAAGCTGTCAACGCTTGTTTCCAAAATGTAATGGCAGGGGCAGAAATGCCCCTGTTTGTTTGAACATTGACAACTGAATATCAGCTAGTGATTTGTGGATTTGGAAATTTTTCAAAAAGGTATTGACTTTTTGTGCGTACTATTATATATTAAATGTGCGTACAGAAAGAAGGTGCTGAGAATGTCTCCACGCACAGGCAGACCTAAAGTTGACAATCCTATGAATGAAAGACTTTATGTTCGAGTATCGAAGCAAGAAAAAGATGAAATTATGAAATTTTCATCAGAAAGTGGATATTCCATATTAGAACTTATAAGGGCGGGGATTGAAAAGCTAAAAGGTCAAAAAAAATAAGAAGTTGCCACGCTACCAACGAAAACAACTTCTTATCAACCGAGATAACTCTCTGTGAAATATTTTATCATAGAGAGTATCTCTTTTCAAGAAAAAATTGAAAGGCAGGAAAAATCTATGAGAGAAATGTATATTGAAGAAATTACCAAAAATCTGAATGTAATCAGCGAACACTTTTTAAGATGTGTCTGGATTTTTACAAGTAACCTTGCATCCGACAAGAAAGGCGGTGCAAGATGAAAGAACAGCTGATAACGGAAATCCAGAACATACAGGACGAAAAATTTTTGCATTTCATTTTGAACACGATACTTTCATTCAAACAGAAATGGGGGATTTGCTGATGAACAATATTCATATGAAACAATTAGAACAGACGTTAACCAGTATGGAAGTTTCGGAAATGGTTGGGAAAGAACACGGCAAATTATTGAAAGATATACGGCGATATACATCGCAAATCGCCCAAGCCAATATTGGCTTGGGCAACGAGAGCAAAATTGCGTTGGTTGATTTCTTTCGAGAAAATACATATAAAGATGCTAACAACCAAAGCAGACCTTGCTATGACATCACGAAGAAAGGATGCGAATTTATCGCGCACAAGCTGACCGGAGTAAAGGGAACGGCTTTCACAGCTCAATACATCAATCGCTTCCACGACATGGAACAGGCGCTGAAAAATCCGCAGGCTGAAATTCCGGAGAAAGACCCGTTTGCACGCTGGAGCATCGTAAAAAAGATAGAAAGTGGTAAATGGTTTAATAAAAATAACTGGAAACTCAAAATTATCTGTGACCGGTTCGGATGGACGAGAAAATTTTTATATCACAAAATTCTTGTGGAATTGTCTGACTTACATAACTTAGAACTTGTGGAAAAGTTCTATACAGTCACATATGGGCATAAACCGGAGTACAAGATGGACTTGCTAGACTACAGCAAAGAACTTGCTGGAACAGCAACAAGGTACATTAATTATTTGTTGATTGAAGAGCAAGAAGAATAACTTTAAATTTAGAAATCACTGGCTGATATTTGGCTGGTGGTTTCTTTTTTTGGAGGTAAATATGTTTGTGATAAATGGTATTGAATGGAAAATAGAATTTGTCCGTGGCGCAAGCAGTAAACTGATGCGCTCTGATGGCTCTACCAGCCTTGCTGTGACAGATTGGAATGATAGGATAATATATGTTTCAGATAAACCGAAAAATGGCTATTTGCGCAAAATACTGGCTCATGAACTTTGTCATTGTTTTTGCTTTTCCTATAACATTCATATGCCGATTGAGCAGGAAGAGTATCTTGCGGACTGGATCAGCCTGTACGGTACTGATTTGATCTATCTTTTGGATGATCTGATGTCAAACATTGATTGGAGGGCAGCATAGTGGACAAAATAGATGAATTGCTGCGGTATATTCACAGAACAAACCCGGAAATGACAAGGGAAAAGCTGATAAATGAACTAAGCAGAAGTGATTACGCCGCACGTTCTTTGCTTTTCACAAAAGAAGTTGTTTGTCAAGAAGAAAAATAGTAAAATGTTTTTGGGGTGATAGTATTGTACAATGGATGTCATACATCTTTTGATGTTATGAAAGAATATATGATCTATGGAGCGGAGCTTGATGAAAAATATCAGATCCCGATTGTCCCGGCATGCAGCTTGGATTATTTGCCGGAGGACTCCATAGATTTTGGAGAGAGCTTTTCACAAAAGATAAAAGGGCATAGAAAATTAAATGTGAATTTCTATATTGACGATTCAAAGTTTCAAAGACTGTGGAATAACCCGGATAAATACCTAGAGCACTTGAAGTGTTTCCACTCGGTCTGTATGCCGGATTTCAGTATTGCTACAGGCGATTGTGGTATGCCGTTTGCTTTGAATCTGTATAATGTGTACCGGAATCATGCGCTTGCACATTACATGCTGCTGAACGGGATCCGCGTTATACCGTCCGTAGGCATCCCGGACAAAGATAATTATGATCTTTGTTTTGCCGGGTACAGTAAGGGTGGTGTGATCGCTGTATGCACAAATGGAAGAGTGCGGGCAAAGGCGGCACGGATAGAGTTTTGCGAGGGATTCAAAGTTATGATCGACATGTTGCAGCCACATACAGTGTTGATCGTCGGGAAGATACCGGATGAATTAAACACCGATGTAAAGATTGTAAATTATAAATCACGCAACCAGAAGGTCAATGAGAGGTTTTCAAATGGGAACAAGAACAACAAAATCACAGAAAAAACAGAAACAGACTGAGAGTCAGAGGAAGAGAAGAGAACGAATTAGTCAAATTTCACAAGTTGCGAAATGACGCATAATAATTTACTGTGCATATTGTCTTTTCACAGTTGGAATCTCATTTTTCAACTTTTGAATTTTTTTCTTCTTGGAAAACGGCTCGATTTTGAGATCAGAAATCAGAATTTTCATACCCCGGCGGGATGCCGGTGATGTCTCCAGACGCGCCCCGGATGCTTCCTGGTGGTTTCCCGGATGCATCATGGCTGTGCACCTGGGGGAGTGCCAACGCGGCAAGATAAACACAGTGTTTACAGGCTTGCAACGTCGTAAAAGCGATTTACAGGCGGTTTTATACCGTGAGTATAAAAAGCACTGCATAGCCTTGCACAAGCCTTAAAATGGCTTATACGTGTTCATTTAAGCGCATTATATGACCAAGCGTGTATCTTGTCAAGCTGCAATATATCCGGACACTGGAAAAAGCCGGGACGATCCCGGCTTAAAACGCTATATTCTCTGCATAATCACTAATCGCGATTGCAAGCTCTTTTTCATCTTCAAAAACAATACAAACCCGGATTCCCTGATTTGTCACGTTTCGGATTTCTATTTTGTTGATAAAAAATGCAGCTCTGTTTTCATAAATGTTTAAAAACGGCAGGTTCTCGTTTTTAATTCTATCACGCGCTTCATCACATGATTTTTCTAATTCCTTGATCTGGTTTTTCAAATTTTCTAATTGTGTCATTTATAGATCCTCCTTAAAGTAAAATCCCTTTTGGGTAAAAACCGCCGCCGGTAGTGATCCGGCGTGCATTCTCTGAGGCGGCTAATTATAGATACAGTTCCATAAGTCCAACATTTTTATTTCTAACTAAGACAACACCCGGACGCGCCACGGAAACATATTGATTAACTATATTTTCTATTTTTTCAGGGTCATAATATGGCGCCAATTTTTCGCGTGTGTATTCTTTTGATTCTTCAAGTGTCATCATCTTCATAAAATCAACCATCCTTTCATTGTGCGTGCTTGTCTCATCAGTGGCAAGGTTGCAATCCTACGCCAGACCGCCGCGCGGGCGGTTTCGACTATGCTATGCAGATTTCAAACACATCGCCTTGGATATGTTCAAAATCGACCTTTTCAAAAATCCCGATGCCGTAAAAGTCGGCTGTAAGTGTTCCAAAGTGGTTATATTCCCAGTTGATGCCGTTTTTTTCAAATTCCTGAATCGCATTACTGTTTTTATTTCCGGATTCCCAATTAATAAATAATCCTGTTCCTCTCATGTTTACGCCTCCCTCTCAATTTCTACTTTCTCAATTCTTCCGGCTTTCATTTCTTCGATGATCGCCTTCAGCTCGTCAAGGATATTTCCCTCTTCTGGTTGCTGAAAAGTGTAAGTATCATTTATCTTTCCCTCAATTTTAATTTTAACTTTCATGATCGTTCCCTCCTGTTTTTGTGTTCTTTGTTTTCCTGTTGAGATTATAATACATTATAAACGGTGTAATTGCAATACACAAATACACCAAAAATAATGTATAAATAAAGAATGATTTTTGTGCATTATTTATAATGTAAACATACTTGAAAGCAATTTTAAAATAATGTATACTGTTTTATATGAAAGAGAGGTGTTAAACTGTGCTTACTTATAAAATAGATGTGCTAGAGACATTAAAGGAAAGCGGTTATAATACAACGCGTCTAAGAAAAGAAAAGCTGCTTGGAGAAAACGCGATTCAGTCATTAAGGCGCGGCGAGATGGTAGGAATAATTGCATTAGAAAAAATCTGCTCTTTACTGGATATGCAGCCTGGCAACATTATAAAATATGTGGAAAATGTAGAAAAATAAATACTTTAAAAATAATGCAAAAATATATTGACATTACATTATAAATGGTGTATTATAATCTTGTCGAAAGGCAATGAACCAGTACACAGGAGGGAATGGATATGAGATTTGACACTGATACGTTAAAAAACAGATACCAGACATGCAGATCATACCTTGAAAAAAGATGTGAGGCATTGCCGGGACAGATTGAAAATAAATTTAAAAATGTGTCCTGTTATCATGAAGCATCCAGATGTTACGGCATGAGCAATTATATCAATGTCGAAATTCAGGACGAGAACGGCGATTATCTTGACAGCTTCGACGTGAGAATTTCAGATCATTCCCCGACTTGTTCCGGTGAGAACTGCGATAAGTATATTTATATCGACGGTAAAGAGTGGGCGGAGATAAAGAAAGAAGTGCTGGAATACATTGCGGCACGTCTTGAAAATGAGAGATAAAAAAATGAAAAAGGTTGATTTGAAAGGGTTCGAAACCGGTCGCCTTAAGGTCGTTGAAAAAGTCGGTAAGGACATGAACGGGCGCACATTATGGCGGTGCGCCTGTTCATGTGGCAATGAGTGTTTTTATATCACGTCACGTTTAACTGGCGGCTATGTACAGTCATGCGGTTGTCTCCAGCGTGAACGCGCCGCGGAGTCGATCGGCATCGCAAGGGATAAACTTGTACACGAAAAAGGTAGTTGCTTAAATTCATACAACGCCCCGGATAATAAAAACAATTCATCCGGTATAAAGGGCGTTTATTATTATAAAAAGAGTGACAAATGGTGTGCACAGATTAAATTTTCCGGTAAAAATCATAATTTAGGACTTTATATTAATAAGGCGGATGCGGCAGCGGTAAGAAAAGCCGCTGAAAATTTCATAAAAGAAAATCACGATGCACCGGATAAAATAAACAGGTTTTTCTTGAAAAAGGAATATCTGGCGGCACTGGTTAAAAAATTTTGACGGCTTGAAATATAGCTGTCTTTTTTTGTTTAAAACGTAGAAAATCTTTGTTAAATTTTCACAAAATTTCAAGAGTGATAATTTTATTACGGACAGGACAAAAATGATAGAATAGTATTAGTTTTGTTGCAATGCAACACCTCTGCAACAAATTGCAACATTTTTGCAACGTAGATATAGACACTAGAGTTAGAGAAAGAGTATATTCTCTCTTGTAATATTAAAAATATATATTATAAATAAGGCAGTATATTTATATAAATAATATATATAATATACAGGCTTAAAATTTAATTTTAAAATATACCTTGACAAGAAAATGATAGAATGATATTGTTTTATTAAATTAAAAACGCATTCGGGCAACGGGCGGAGCTGATCCGTCGAGGTCCCGAAAGAAACGGACTTCATGCAGCCGGTACAGTCGAGATCATCATGATCTGATTGTATCAGTTGCATTTTTTATTTTAATTATTCCAGTACTGGAGAGAGGAGATATATAACATGTCAGCAGTTGAAACGCAGGAAGTAAATAATACAGTTGATGTTTTTAAAGATGACATTGACATGTATATAAATCTCTGGATGGAAGAGAGACATATAGAGGATTTATGCAAAGTATCGCAGAACAGATGGTATAACTGTTGTAAATATGTCTATGAGAATGTATTTAAAGTTAATCCAAAGTACCTAAAGGATGATAATAATATTAATAATGCCTATGATACAGATAAGGTTAACGAGGTATTAGATATATATATAGACCTGTGTAATGACTACGAGAAAGTAGTGAATATTGTTGGGTTTACATTCTTTACCGGAATACATAGAGATACGTTAAATGGGTGGGTTAATGGCGTGCAGCTAGGCTCTTCAGGTTCCGACATTTGCAAAAAACTTGACGAAATGCGTGAGGAAAGTTTGGTAGGTTTACAAGTTTCCGGCAAAGGAAATCCAATGAACTACATGCCATCACTCAACAAGTATTGTGGTTTCAATATGCCGGGCGTTAGAGATCAGGGATCCAGAGCAAGAGCGCTGACAGCCGAAGAACTGCCACGTCTTGGGGCTAATAATTGTATAGGATTGCCGAACAACTCCGACAATTCTGGTTGAAAAAAGCGAGAAAAACGCAATAGACAATTCAAACAATTTAAAGCCCAGTGTTTAATGGTCTTAAGGCGCATTAAATCGTTGATACATTACGCAAAACAAGGGTTTTGCGAATAGTTGTAAAATACGAATGGAATTGAACGAACAATTCAAACAATTTATCAATGTTCAAAGCATGATTCTGCATGGAGGGGGGAGGGGGTTTGATAGGTTGAGAAAATCAGCACTACTAAGTCCTTTAAATATCCTCAAAAACAAAAAGAGATTGGATGGAAAAGTATGAGAGTAGTATCACAAAGCAAAGACGTTTCGCTTGATTTTGACCGAGCGGTATTCACAGCAAATCATGGAATGATAACTGCTATGGTTGATGGAAAAACGTTTACCATTGGGACGTATGCAAATTTAGGTAGAGAAAAAGAAGTATTCTCTGATATGCACAAGGCATTTTCGGCTTTTCAAGTTATTAGCACAAACATGGATAAACAACAGGTGGCTGAAATGTTTGCAGTATCTAAAAACATATCGATCAGATGCGTTGAGATGAATGATCCTTGTATGGGAATAACTGTATTTGATAACATGGTCTATTACATGCCGGAAAAGTAGTGTTAATATAGCGCTATCGCCAAGCGGTAAGGCACTGGATTTTGATTCCAGTATTCGCAGGTTCGAATCCTGCTAAAGAAACTTGTGAGAGGAAAACAACCATGGTAATTATTAAAACGATTATATCGACGCTGGATGTTATTTTTATGCTGATACTATTTGTATCTGGCAGAGAATCCAAAGACAAAGAAACAGCAATTGCATTATGGGTACTTGTGATGTTGCTGTTGCTGAACATGTTTCTGATGTGGAGGTAACAGAATGTTTTATAGTCCAATATTTGGTATTTGCTTTCAGATGCCTATCATTTGTGCAGAGGAAAGAATACATATAACAAAATCAAAAGGACCGGACAGCACCGGAGATTTGCTCGATCTGGATAGTGACGCTGAGCACCAGTCTGAGAAGTCGGAGCATCCAGTATAGCTTAAGTCCACTGGCATTCGGTTTTTGCAAGAAAAAACTCGGCGCAAGCAATTATTCGGTGTTAGTGGACGTCGGCAAAATAAAAAGATCAAAAATACTATCATAAGCGGCGCGCTATGCGCGCTGTGACGGAACGTAGCTCAGAGGAAAGAGCAATCTTTTCATTCTTCCATGCTCTAATGAATTGATAGCCGCAGGTTCAAGTCCTGCCGTTCCGATTGAGAGATAGGTTTAAAGCTTATCTCGGAATACGAAAAGTTCGTATTTCTCCTTTCGCCACTAGGACGATTCTGTTAAGGGCGGTGCGAGACCGTCCGGTGGTATTTGCCGCGGAGCGCGGCATTAGGCGTAAGACTATATGGTGATGAATGATGATCGTTCCGTAATTTGCTGACAAGCAATCCATATAGCAGTCAGACTTGATAGTTCGGGTGCCTATCCCACGGTGCCTGAGCTGTCAAAGATATAATTCCCCCATATAGTTAGGCAGTGGCAGAATGGGTATTGCAGGTAAAGAAACCTATCGGTAAGAGTGTTGCCAAGTGGCAGACGGGCGATCATCCGTAGTCAGCAACCACACCTTTTCTGAAGCCGATAATGCAAGGTTCGAATCCTTGCCTGTCTAAGCGGTCAAATTATGCTGTTTGCTTGCATGCGCTCTATGGTTTGGCTGTAATCGGCATTTTGTATGCCTAGTGCAACGCATGGCACGATAAACATTATTGCTAACCGTCTGATGGCGGTTTCGGAACGTAGCTTAATTGGTAAAAGTGGCGTGTACACGGAAAACAACAACGAGAGCCGGATTGAAGGTTCGAATCCTTCCGTTCCGATGGTGCCGAGCTGATCTGATACTGTATGCGTAGCGCGGTCGCGTACAGAGATATGGAGTGAGGTGTCCGCGCATTTTGGGGAAGCGGCAACGATTGGCGGTGTTGCGGCTGACTGTAAATCAGTTTCCAAGTGGTAAACAATAGAGGTTCGATTCCTCTCTTCCCTATTTCACTCAACTCCCTAAAAACACTGTTTGGCAGGTGCGTGGTAGACAGTTGTAATGGATGGGTTGTTTAAGAAATCGCACCATCAAGATGCAGTGTTCCCATAATGGAATTGGAGCCGGTTGCTATCCGGTCGGGCGTTTATTCGCCTTGTAGGTTCGAATCCTACACACTGCGTTTGCCCGAACAAAATTGGGTGTTGATGTGTGACGGAATAGGTAAACGGAATTGTCGTAGAGAATTGGTTGAAACCGACAACATAGATGACCAGATTGTACACTCCTGCGTGGTGCAAATCCACGCCACATCAATTTTGTATATCCGCTTAGTAAGGTGCTTTAATTAGAGGTATGAGCATGATTTTAAACTGTGTAAATTGTGGCGCACCAATTGAAAGTGACAAGAAAGCGTGCCCTTATTGCAAAACTCCATATGGTTTACGTACAAAGATAGAACTGGAACCATATATTGATTCAAACGGAAGGATTTGCAGACATGAACCGGAAATGATAGAAGTAACAACTTTGGAAGATTGTGAACATAGGTTTATTAGGAAGTGATTGAAATGTGTGATTTTTGCAATGGGAAAGAATCATATAAAACTGCATATGGAGAATTTAAAATCAAAAAATTTGGCTATATAAATGTTATTCAATGCCATATCGATAAATGTCCACAGTATGCTAAATGTTGTAGCAATGGAATGAACGTAGCGATAGCAATGGAAATTGAATTTTGCCCGATGTGTGGTAGAAAGTTGGTGGAAGAATGACATGCTATGAATGTGCTTATTTTGGAATTGAATGGAATGAATTTTTGAAAAAAACGATAGAATTTTGTAACCATCCAGAAAAGTATATTCCTCCAGTAGGATTTGCTTATAAAGAACACGATTGCGAATTTTTCAAAAACAAATCTGGGATATCAAAATGGGACTCTTATTCAGAAAAAGAAAAAGAACAGGCATTGAGGTATTTTCGTGAAAACTATCACAAAAATCCTATTGAAGGTTTAACATGCGAGGGGGGGCTGAAATGAGTTTCATTGAATATCTAAAAAATGTTGATGCAAACTCATAAGGAAGAGAAGGAGTGTATGAAACATGATTGTTAATATCAACAACAGCACATACGAGATGAACAGCAAACAGTATAAAGGCGTTCTCAAAACAGCAAGCAAAGCAGTTGATCGCGGTATATATGCTGTAGAAAAGAATAAAGTGGCAATTATGCTGAATGAACGGTATGGGGACGATATGAGTCTAAGAAAAAATGTGGACCAGTATGTAAAAAAAAGATTTAAAGTGTATTGGAAAAACTACAAAAAATGTAATTGCGATTTTCCTGAATAAAAAAAATATGCCAGAGGTGGGAAAATGCGTTGCACCCATGCGCCGAATTGGCTAAAAGAGATGCTGCAGATTGCGACGGCAGCCTGGCAAAATTATACCGGCTAACAAACGGAGTTAGTCGCTGACCAACAAAATTTATTGGCAGAGGTCTTAAAGCACTTCTGCTTTTTTGCGGAGGTGCTTTTCTTTTGGCAAGTTCAAGCCTAATTTCCACAGTAAATGGATATGAAAATTACATACAGGTGCATGGCGTTGATGAACAGGTAATGGATGCCATGGAAGAAGCGGCAAGGGTAGCCATTCTGACGGAAAAGGATGTTGAGTATGGATTAAAGGTTTCTGCCAGAGCGAAAGAACTGACGGAGCAGTTTATCTTTCAATCTACAGGTGGCACACCATGGGATTTAGAGAAATATTCATTCCAAAACAAGGTATCTTATGAAATTCTGGACAAATACTACGGAATTTTGCTTCTGGAAGCGCAAAACAAAGTTTTGGATAGTGCTTTCCAGTATTTGGAGAAGAAGAGAGAGCCTAAAGAGCGGTTTTACATGCCAAGAAGAAAGCAATTTCTCAAAATAGGTCTTACACAGGCTTTGCAAGGCATGATTGATGATAAATATGACATTCTTTGCGTGTCTCTTGTTCCGGGAGCAGGCAAAACAACGGTCGAAAAAATGTTTCACGCACTTGTTGCCGGATGGTTTCCGAGAGATTTCAGCCTTTTTTATTCGCACAGCGGAGATATTACCAGAATGTACTATGACGGTGTGTACGATATCGTTACAAATACGGAAGAATATACATGGAATGAAATTTTTCCAGATCTTTCCGTGACGAGCACAAACGCAAAGATGGAGCAATTTAATGTCGGGAAGTACAAATCGTTTCCATCCGTACAATGTACGTCTGTTGGTAGTAAGAATGCAGGTAAAGTAAGGGCTTCTAAGTTTTTACTGGTTGACGATATGATCGGCGGCATTGAAGAAGCAATGAATCCCATTATCCTTGATAAATTGTGGGATAAATATGCCGTAGATGCCCGCCAGAGAAAGATACAGGACACGGACGGTAAGAACTGCAAGGAAATACATATTGCCACAAGATGGAGCGTACACGACGTCATAGGGCGCATCCAAAATATGTACGAGGGAAATCCAAGAGTAAAGGTTATTGCAGTTCCGGATGTAGACCCAGTTACCGGAGAAAGTAACTTTGAATATGAGTTCTCCGGTTTTACAAAAGAATTTTTTGAAGACCAGCAATTATTGATGGACGACATATCATATAGATGCCTTTACAAACAGGAACCGATTGAGCGAGAGGGATTGCTGTTTCCGGAAGATAAAATACGCCGGTATCTTAATTTGCCGCATGGAGAGCCAGAGATTGTAACCGGTCAGTGCGATACCAAGGGAAAAGGAACGGATTACTTTGTTTTGCCGGTATTGCAAAAATACGGAGAGGATTACTACTGTGTAGATTGTGTTTGCGATAACACGGCAGATTATGAGATGCAGTATGAAAATGCAGCAAATGTTTTGACAAACAACAAAGTTCAGGAATGTGAATTTGAGAGAAATGCCGGAGGGGACCGTGTCGCAATGGAAGTAAACAAGCGAGTGGAAGCCAAAGGATGGATATGCAATATCACAGATACACCGACGGAGACAAATAAGGAAGCAAGGATTTTTCAGTGCTCAAACTGGATATTGCAGCACGTTATATTTAAAGACCTATCATCATATAAGCCGAATGAGCCATACGGAGTAATGATGTCTCTTCTTAAGAGATATTCAGTATCGGGTAAAAAGCAGTTGGATGATGTGCCGGATGTATTTTCAAACTTTGCGCTTAGAGTGACAAATGGAAATAACGTAGCCAAAGTAGAAGCGGCAGTAAATCCGTTTAGGAGGTATTGATATGGTAAACAAAGATATTTTAAATCAATACTTAGATTTAAGAGAAGAAGTAAAAGAAGTAAGGAATAAAATTGAAAAGCTTGAAAAATACATAGAAAAAATTGAACAGGAAGGAACGGTTATTGATAGCGTTTCTGGCGGAAATGGTGGAAACCAACATTTTAAAATAGAAGGAATACCATTGCCAGAATATAGGCACAAAAAAACCTTGTTATATTCCAGAAAAACCACCCTCGAAATTTTGGAAAACGAACTTCTTGAAAAAACAAATGAAGTAGAAGAGTTTATTGCAAATATAAAAGATAGCAGAATTAGAAGAATAATTAACCTTAGATTTTTAGAAAATCAATCTTGGAATAAGGTTGCCGACCAAATAGGAGGCAATAACACAGAAGACAGCGTGAGAAAAGCGTTCGATAGATTTATGAAAGAGTAAAGTTGTCCGATATGTCCGGTTTTTTTCTGATATAGTTATAATCGAAGAAGTCAACAAATAGTTGAACACTTTACCATCCCCCATTGAAAGAGCATCGAAGAGAAATCTCCGGTGCTTTTTCTTTTGAAAAGAAAAGAGGATTTTATGGTATATACACCAAAAACAATATATTGCCCGCGTTGCGGAAGAAAAGTTGCCACACACGATGGGCGTTCAACAATGAACATTTCTGTGGAATGTAGGAAATGCCACAAGAAAGTTGTTTTTTATCCGGAGAATGGAAAGACGAAATTAAAATCTCTTACAATCCGGTCAACATCCAGTGGGATGACGTTTATTTAGGAGCCAATTATGAATAATAAATCTCTCCAAGACCTTGTTAAGGGATGTTATGGGCGAAAAATTTTATATACTGATGTTGAAACTATCACAAAAGACAATATTGTCAAGGTGGTTGGAGACTGCATCGGAAATTATTATTACAACAAAACCATCATAGAATACCTATGGCGGTATTACAAAGGAGATCAGCCGATTTTATACCGATTAAAGGTACAAAATGCTGATATTACAAACAAAATAGTAGAAAATCATGCGTATGAGATTGTTCAGTTCAAAGTAGGACAGACATATGGCGAGCCAATACAGTTTATCAGTCGAAAAGATGATGATGAAATTAATCGGGCAGTGGATGCGCTGAATGACTATCTTGTGGATGCGAATAAACAGGAAAAAGACATTAAAGCAGGAGAGTGGCAGTCAGCAACCGGAACATCTTTTAAGGCGGTAAGATTTGCAAATGGAGAAATACCATTTCAAATTGTTGCGCCTACTCCAATGAATACGTGTGTTATTTATAATCGGAGCACGGAAGAACCGGTGGTTGCGGTGCAGGAGCTTAAAGACGAAGATGGAAGATGGTACAAACTGTGCTATACGGACAACTATTCATGTAAACTTCAAAACGGAGTAGTTTCTGAATGGAAATTGCATGCATTTGGAAGTATACCTATTGTTGAGTTTCCAAATAATCATGAGAGAATTTCTGATATTGAGCTTGTCATAGGTCTTCTGGATGCCATTAACAATATGCAGTCAAACAGAATGGATGGAATTGAGCAGTTTGTTCAGTACTGGGTTAAGTTTGTGAACTGTGAAATCGACAAAAAAACGTTTGAAGAGATGAAAATGAGCCATGCTTTGACGGTAAAGTCCAATAACAAGGATAACAAAGCCGATGTTGAGATTATGACGCAGGAACTTAACCAGAGCCAGTGCCAGGTGGCAAAAGATGATCTTTGGGACAATGCCTTATCAATTCTTGCTATACCAAACAAACAGGGAAACACTGGCGGAGATACACAGGGCGCAGTAGAGTTGAGAAATGGTTGGGATTTTTCAAAGACAAGAGCAAAATTAAAAGACCCAATCGTGAAATCGGCGGAGAAAAGACTTGCAAAAGTTATCTTAAATGTAATACGCGTTAAGGACAATGATTTGAAATTGTCAATAAGGGATTTTGATGTGCAAATCAATCATAGCCCGCAAGACAATATGTATACAAAGTCGCAAACGCTATATCAGCTATTAGAGTGCGGCATACATCCTCTTATTGCAATTAAAACGGTCGGACTCTGGGGCGATTCGGAAAAAACATTTTTGCAGTCTAAGCCATACATGGATGCTTTATGGAAAACCATTGATGATGCAGAAGAACAGGAACAAAAAGCACAGGAAATTGTAAATCAATTAAATAAACAGCAAAATAAGACAGCTACCGAGTAATCGGCGGCTGTTTTTATTTTATAAAAATTCGCAAAGTTGTGAGCGTAAAAAACAACAGTGTCATTCGGTGTCGTTGCACCGCAAAAATTCGTAAAGACATATCGGAGGTAATCAATGAAAAGAGAAGAGTTAATTGCAATGGGTATCAGTGAGGAAAATGTTGAAAAAATCATTGCTGATTACGGCAGTGCCGTACAGAGAGAACAGGCAAAAGCAGCAGAGCTTAAGGCAAAGGCAGACAGCGCAGATGAGTTGCAGAAAAAGCTGGATGAAATGGAAGCAGGAAACCTCACGGAACTTGAAAAAGCAAACAAGGCGTTAGAGACAGCAAATCAGCAGATTGCAGATATGCAGAAGAAAAACGCCATTAGAGACCAGCGCGAAGCATTGATGGAAAAGTTAAAAATCAATGCAGAGCAGGCAAAATCCGTTGTCAAGGATAATGGAAGCCTTGATTATGACGCTCTTGGAAAGATTACAGCCGAAAAGGAAACCGCGGCAGCGCAGGCAAAGGAACAGGAGATTGCAAATAATTCTGAAAATCCGGGCGGCGGTACTGCAGGTGGAGAGAATAAAAAAACGGCAGATGTTGAAAATGCCGAAAGTATCAGCTTTGGCGAACCGGCAAAAAATGCAGAAGCCAAAGACCATTATGTTTTATAGGAGGTAAATTATGGGAAAACCAATTGAAAGAGACTTTACACAGAGTAAAGGAATTTTAAAATTCTTTCCTTATGAGGGTGCGGCGTGCATCGTTCCGCAGACAATTGTAACAAGTGCCGATGCAAACGGAAAGAAGATTGCAAAGGCAGGGACACCGTTCCCAAGCAATGACGAATCTTGCAAAGGGTATCTTCTGGAAGATGTTGACGTAACAATGGGAGATGCGCCTGGAACTTATGTATATCAGGGTTCTATTGACAGCGCAAAGGTAACAGCGAACGGAGTGACCGTGGAAGCAACTGCAAAAGCAGCAACACCGCGTGTTACTTTTTTTGATTAAAAAATGGAGGTATTAGAGAATGGCATTACCATTAGCAGAAGCATTTACCGCAAGAAGTCTTGGGGTTATGTGGAATAATTATGAAAAAACGCTTGGTTCTGCACCTTACTTAGGTAGACAGAAATTTGGAACCAGAAAACAGGACAGCCTTGAACTTAGATTTATCAAAGGGAAAAACGGTCTTCCGGTATCCTTAAAGGCATCCAATTTTGATGCGCAGGCAGAGTTAAGAGATGTCGGTGGATTTTCGGATATTCAGAACGAGATGCCGTTCTACCGTGAATCTTACATGGTAACAGAGCGTGAAGAGCAGGAGTATGCAAATTACCAGTCGGCAGAAAATTCCAACATGGCAAACCAGGTGCTTAGAGAAATCAGCAAAAAACCGATGATGCTTATTGAAGGAGCAAGAGTAGTGCCGGAACGCCAGATTTGGCAGTTATTAGCACCATCTGATGGTATTCCAAGAGTACAGGTAACAATTGGCGGAAAAAGCTACTATGTGGATTATACTTCGGACAATGGAGTGGCGCACAAGAGAGACCATTACAAGGATATCTCCGGAAGCGATACCGATAAATGGTCTGCATCCGAAACAGCAACGCCACTTGACGACCTTATCGAGATTAAACGTGAGTTTGCAAAGAAAACAGGATATTCCCTTGCACGCTTTAGCATGAATACAGAAACATGGGAAATGGTCCTTAAGGCGGAGGACACAAAGAAACAGGTGCTTGGAATTACTGCTTACAATGGCGGTATTCGCTTACAGCAGGGGCAGGTTACAGAGTATCTTAGAGGATACGGCATCGAGATTGAAGTTTACGACAAACTTTACATCGACCCTGCAGACGGTGCTACCAAATATTTTATTCCTACAGGAGTTATTTCAGCGCAGGCATCCGGCGTGTACCTTGGAGATTATGTCTTTGGAAAGACACCGGAAGAGAGAAGCGGAAGTTTAACAGACGGAAACCTTTCTATTGTAGAAACCGGCATTTCGGTATATACATACGCAACAAATCATCCGATCAACACGCATTGCATTGTGTCAATGATCGGATTGCCTACTTTTGAGGGCATGGACAGCGTTGTTGTCATGAAAGTTGCGTAGGAGGTGCGGTATGATTGCTGAATATACAGTAAAGCGCAATGGAAGATGGTATAAAGCAGGAGATGAAATCCCGGACATTGTTCCGGGAGAGAAATCTTCTGGCGAGTACACCAAGACAGAGATTAACAGAATGAGAACTGCTGATTTACAGGCACTTGCCGCTGAACATGGGATCGAGGGTGCAGAAGAAATCAGTGGAGCGGAACTGAAACGCATTTTGATCGAGCAGTTCGGATTATAGGTAGGGAAGAATGGACGAATATACAACATTAGAGCAGGTCAAAATCAGACTGAAACAATTTCATATTGAAACCGTTACGGATGAAGATGATGTAACTTCTGATGTTGTCGTGTTCGACCAGAAAGAAGATAATCCTTACATTGAACAGCTTATCAAGCAGGCAAGAAATGAAGTGGTAAGCAAGCGGAATTACCCGAAAAGCTACACGGATGAAAAAATATCCGAAGACTTGAAACAGTTTGAGGATGTAATCGTCAATTTATCCGTGTACGACCATTCACAGGCAGGAGAAGCATATATGGCAAGTTATTCAGAAAACGGCGTAAGCCGTAGCTGGAAAGACAGGGAAAGCTTGTTCGTAGGGGTATTCCCGTTTGTAAAATCTTTGTGACCTATCTGCCATGAGTAGAAAAGGAATCTGTTTTTTGCAAAGCAATTATCAGTTTTTTAGAAGATTGTGCGTTACGTTTTGTCGACGTCGACAAAACGTAGCAGGCGGCACACATTGAGCGGTGGTGGGCGGTGTGCCATAAAAATGAAAGGCGGTATATGATTTGACGATTGAAATATCAACAGCAATCATTATAAGCGTGCTGTCGCTTGGTTTTTCCGTCTTTATGGGCTTGAAGAGCAACAAAAGGACAGACAACACGGATCTTGAAGAGCGCGTGCGGGAGAACACACGCATTAACATGAAGTTGGATGCCATTTCAAACAACACAACCGAGATCAAGAATGAAGTTTCGGAGATGAGAAAAGAAATAAATTCTCACGACAACAGAATTATAAAGGTTGAAGAAAGTGTGAAATCGGCGCATCACAGAATTGACGGGATAGAAACCCGTCTTAATGATGAAAAGGAGGTTTAATCATGGATATTATACAGTCTGTAATTGCAAATATGACAATTATTCTGGCAATCATTGGTGCGCTGGCATTTGTTGTGTCTGTGGTAACACAGGTAATCAAAGGTGTAGGCGTATTTTCTAAGATTCCAACGGACATTTTGGTATTTGTTCTTTCTATCGGAATCACGGTCGCTGCGTTTGTGGCATACATGCAGTACATCCAGACATCAATTTTATGGTATATGATCTTGGCAGCTATTATTGCAGGATTTATTGTTGCGTTTGTCGCAATGTATGGATGGGAAAAGCTTTCTGAGCTGTGGAAACGGTTCGGCAAGGATGTGAAGTGAAATGCTTGAGATCAATAAGCAAAAAATGAGTTATTCGCAGCAAAGCGGCAAGGTGCCGGTATATGTGACGGATGATGATGGTAACATCGAATATTCTTCGTACACGGATTCTGATGGTAATGTAATTTATTACCTTGATGATGACGGGAACAAGATACCGAAGACAACCGGAGAGTATACCACAGGTTATGAAAAGCCTGTGGTTTTTTATTCTTCGATCAGCAATAAGTTGAGCGAAGCACTTATAAAAGAATTTGGCGTAGATAACTCTACAAATTTTGTTCAGATCGTAGAAGACAAAGGAAAGCTTCCATTGAGCGTCGGATCTTTGGTATGGAAACGATCAGACGTAAAGTACAAAGATGAAGAGAATACAATCGTTGACGAAAATTCGGCTGATTACATCGTAAAAGGTGTCGCAGACGAGGGATTGACGGTTGATTTGTTCTTGTTACAAAAAAATGTGAAGTAGGTGTGGCATGGGGAAGAAAGTAATCACAATGAGCCTGTCTGAAAAGTCTATTCAGAACGCCATACGAGAGCTTAGAGCCTATAAAAACAGCTTGACATATAAATGCCAGCTATTGGCAGAAAAACTCGCGGAAAAGGGCGTAGAGATTGCCAGAGTACAAATTGCTGACCTTGACGCAATATTCACATCAGAATTGATTTCCAGTATTCATTCAGAATACAAGGGAAGTACCAAAGGAGGCGGGATATGGGCGGTAGTTGCCGGGACGGACCATGCAATGTTTGTTGAATTTGGAACAGGAACCGTAGGACAGCAAAATCCTTATCCAGGGAAACTGCCGGATGGCGTTTCGTGGCAGTATGCAAGTGGAAAAACTATCCATCAGATTTCAGATGGAAGATATGGATGGTTTTATCAGGACGACAATGGCGATTGGTGGTTTACAGAGGGAATGCCAAGCCGACCATTCATGTATCTGACCGCAAATGAGTTGCGGCAGATTGTTACACAGACAGCGAAGGAGGTGTTTGGATAATGGCAGGAAACCAGTGGGTATTTGACCTTGAAATAAACATTTTCTCCAATGTTGCAACGATAGCCAAACCAAAACTCAAGAAAAAATACAAAAGCATGAATTTTGACACTGCATTTACAACGGTTGAAAAGAACCTTGATAAAGACCCTGTTTTCCCGACCATTTACATTCACGAGATGCCGGGGCTTGAACGTGGGGCAGATTTAGAGGGCACATCCGTAAATGCGGTGCAGGAAACAATACAGGTTGACGTCATTACAAACACAAAGCAGAGCGATGCAAAAGGGATTATGGCTATTTTAGCTGATGCCTTTAAACAGATGCGATTTCAAATCACAGCAATGCCGGAGTTTAAAAATGACAGTGAGAAAAAATTTAGAAGCGTTGCAAGGTTCCGGCGGATAATCGGAGCCAACGACAGATTGATGTAAAAGAGCCGAAAGGCTCTATTTTTTATGCACCGGGTGCAAAAAGATGCGCCCGATAACCGCATTATTTGGCGGTAGAAAGAGAGGTAAAAATGGCAGAAGCAGGATTGTCTACGTTAGGCATTACGTTTGGCTATGGAACAGAAACCACAGCCGGAACAAAGCCTACATCGTTTAAACAGCTTACAAGAATTAACGCAATCGGCGGTATCAACATTGAGCCGGAACAGATTGACGCATCTGCATTAGAAGATGCTATTACCAGATATGTAAAGGGTCGCGCAGATACCGGTGGCTCTTTCCCTATCACGGTAAACCTTACGGATGCCACAAAGGAAGAGTGGGAAGCACTTATCACGGCGTATAAGGCGCTTTCCGGCGGGAAAAGAATGTGGTTTGAAACTATTATCCCGGGATTTACCGACGCGTTTTTTGTTGTGGCTCAGCCGCCAGAGCAGATTCCACAGCCGGAGATTGGTCAGAACGAACTTTTGACGGTTGAAATGAATCTTACCATTGAAGAATACAAGGGCATGGACACCGCTGTAGCTTTTACACCGGGGGAATAACACGTCAGTCGAATAGTTCGGTTGGATCGGCTGACGATAACCAGACAACCGAGCCAGAGCTTGAAGAAACAATTTAAAAGAACAGGGCGGTCTTCGGACTGCCCTTTCCCTATATGAGAGGGAGAAAGGGAAAGAAAATGACAAAATTAAAATTTGGCGAGAAAGAATTACAGATCAAGTTTGGATATGAAGCAACCGTGAAAAGCGGAATTATCAAGAAAGTAGCAAAATTAGACCAGATGGAAGATATCGAAGCGGTTGACGAAATCCTTTTATTTCTTCCAGAGTTAATCCTTGTAGGCGCGCAGAAGTTTCACAAAGAGGAACTTGGATACAATCCGGACAATGAGGGAGAAAAGGAACAGCAGCTTGGAAAAGTATATGCCATGCTGGATGATTACTTTGACGGAGAAGATGCAGATGTTCAGGTACTTTACAATGCACTTTTAGCGGAGCTGCTTGAAAACGGTTTTTTATCAAAACTGCTCAAAGCAGATCAGAAAGAAGCGGAGAAGAAAACTCCGAGGAAAAAGTAGAAGAACAGAGAGAACTTACATGGGGAACATATTGTGCGGAAATCCGCCCATTCTGGCTTTTAGTTACAAAAGGGTATGGATTTACCGTGCGTGACATAGACACGTCCTGCCCGGCTGATTTACAGCCTTATGCGGATGCTTACAACTTAGATAAAAAGCAAAGAGACAATGAGATGTGGATGTGGTTTGGAACATACGGATTGTCTGCGGTATCGGTGGCAGTAGAACATTGCCTTGCCGGACGAAAAGCAAAATCAAAGTATATTAAAAAACCAATCAATGAGCAACAAGGGAAAGATGATTCAGAAATGACGGAAGAAGAAATAAAGAAACAGAGAGAGCTATTTGTGGCAAAACTTAAAGTCATGCAGTCAAACTATGAGTTGAGCCACCCAAAACCAGAAAAGAACTTGGAGGTATAAATATGAGAATTGGATCTGCAAGACATGATGAAAATGGGAAATTGACCGGTGGGAGACCGGGAGATCAGACCGGAACAGAAGTAAGTATGCAAAACTTTTATGTTCATAAAAAAGGATGGTATGTGTTAAGACCAAAAACAAAAGATATGGCGGATAAACTGGCAGAATCAATGATTACAGCGTGCAATAATGATAATATTGGCTACTGTCAGGGACACCGGCTTGGAATTGTCAAATATGGTATTAATTCAAAAGTAAAAACAGAAGCAGATTGCGGCACAACGGTACGTGCATGCATTATTCATGCAACTGGAAAAGATGTTGGAAATTTCACCACAGCAAATGAAAAATCTGTACTTCTTTCTAGTGGCATGTTTGATGACATTGGAGGTTATGCGGCAGGAATGGTTCTTTACAATGGAGATGTTCTTGTCACAAAAACCAAAGGTCATACAGCGATTGTGACAAGCGGAAACCCTAGAAAAAATGTAAAAGATCATTTAAACCCATACCCGGAACCTGTAAGGATTTTAAAGAAAAAATTCCCTTGCATGAGAGGGGATGATGTGAGATGGCTTCAGACGGAGCTTATTTATCACGGATGCCTAGATGAAAAAGATAAAAAGGGAAACAGTAATGTGGACGGTATTCTTGGAAATGATACGGCGACCGGTATTGGAACATTCCAGAAAAAAGTCGGAATTACAGTAGATAAGAAATGCGGACCGGTTACAAGAGAAAAATTAAAAGAGTAGATCAAGGACGGTAAGGTGTCACAGCCTACCGTCTTTTTATTTTGCATAGAAAGTTGGTGCATATATGGCAGACATTGATGAATTACAAATAAAAATCAAAGCTGACTCTGCAAAAGCAAGTAATTCCATAGAAAGCCTTGTAAACAGCATGAATAGGCTCCGGGAAAGCATATCGTTTGACACTGCAAAACTTTCAAATATTGCAAGCGGAATCAGAAGCATTTCCGATGCAGCTACCGGGTTCAAAGGTGGTAAATCTTCGGAAATCACATCAATGGTGCGGGCCCTCAATAAATTTTCTGGTGTTGATGCAAATTCTATCCACGGAATATCTTCTGCTGTGAGAGATCTTGCATCTGGAATAGCAAGTGTTAAGGCTGTTGATACAAGCGGACTCACAAGCATGGTGTCGGCGCTGTCAAAAATTGGTGGCAAGGCATCTACACAGGCGACAAAGAATCTGCCGGCTTTATCTGCGCAGTTACAAAACTTTGTACGCCAGATGAACAAGATAGGTGCATTGAATTTTGATATGACCAATATGAGCAACCTTGTAACAGCCATATCAAGGCTTGGAAGCGTTGCAAGCGGACGTGCAGTAACAAATATACCTTTGCTTGCTGACAACCTTAAATATCTGTTTGAGACACTCTCAAAAGCACCAAATGTAAGCGCAAATATTTTACAAATGACACAGGCACTTGGAAATCTTTCAAACAGATCTGGCGGTGCGATTACTGGATTAAATAACAGCATCAGTAATCTTTCCGGTTCTTTCCTTGGATTTAAGACATCCACAGGAAAAGCATTGATCGGACTCAAGTCATTCACAAGACAGATTTTGTCCTCTATGGGGATTTATCTTGGTCTGTACGGAGCGATCAGGGGAATAAAAAATGCAATCGACATATCATCCGCATTAACAGAGGTTCAGAACGTTGTTGATGTTACTTTTGGTGACATGTCAAAAAAAGTCAATGACTTTGCACAGGACTCTATACGTCAGTTCGGTATGTCAGAATTGACACTGAAACAGACGGCAAGCCGATTCCAAGCAATGGGAACAGCCATGGGAATTGACAGCAGTTTGATAAAGAAAGCCAATGAGTTTTTGAATAAGCAGACAGATGGCTATATTGGTTTGTCTGATTCCATGGCTGATGTGTCTTTGAATTTAACAAAATTAACTGCTGATATGGCATCTCTGTATAACATAGATCAGGATGTTGTGTCGCAGGATTTAGCTGCAATATTTACCGGACAGACACGTCCATTAAGAGATTACGGTCTTGATCTCACACAGGCAACCCTTAAAGAGTGGGCAATGAAACAGGGATTAGATTCTGATATTGCGTCTATGTCACAGGCTGAAAAGACAATGCTCCGGTATCAGTACGTCCTTGCCAATACGCAGACAGCACAGGGAGACTTTGCGCGTACTGCTGATTCGTGGGCGAACCAGATCAGAATTTTAAAACAGTCATTTGAACAGCTTGGCAGTGTTATTGGTGGAGCATTAATCAATGCTTTTAAACCATTCGTAAAAGCACTCAATTCCGTTTTACTGGTTGTTATCAGCTTTGTTACAAAGGTTACAAACGCTTTAGGCGCAATCTTCGGATGGAAATATGAGGATTCCGGTGCAGGTCTTGCAGATAGTTTTTCAGATGCGGCAGAGAGCGCAGGCGATATTGCTGACAATACCGGACAGGCGGCAAAGAACATCGACAAGATGAATAAGGGCGTCCGTCAGTTTGATGAATTGAAACTGATTACCACAAATGATGGTTCGGGCAAAAAAGGTTCGGGCGGTTCCGGCGGCGGTGGCGCATCAGGCGGTGCCAGTGGCGGTAAACTCGTCAAGACTGATACCATTTTCAAGAATTACGAAAGTGATATTAAAAATCTGAAACAACTTGGAAAATACATCAGTGATGCTTTATCAAAAGCTATGGAGTCTATCAACTGGGATAAGATTTATTCCAAGGCAAGAAACTTCGGCAAAGGCTTGGCAGATTTCCTTAATGGTCTTATCAATCCGAGACTGTTTGGAAATGTTGGTAAGACGATTGCAGGGGCACTGAACACGGCAATTTATGCCACACTTTCCTTTGGCCAGACATTTGACTGGTCAAACCTTGGAAAATCACTGGCAGAGGGAATAAATAAATTCTTCCAGACATTTGATTTTAAGGCACTTGCAGAAGATATAAATGTTTGGGTACAGGGAGTTTATAAGACGATTAAGACCATGATAGAAAATATCAAGTGGTCTGATGTTTGGAAAGGCGTAAAAGATTTTCTTTCAAACATTGATATTGAGACAGTTGAAATTCTTCTTGGAGCATTTGCTCTGAAACTTGCAGGCAAACTGTTAACAGGGAAACTTCTCAAGGAGACTATTGGGAAATTAATAGGAGCGAAATTCACAGCCGCTTTTGGTCAAACAGCGGTAAAATCATTGCTCTCTTATGCAATTCCTATTTCACTTGCTGTAGTAGTGGCAACGTTATCTTTTACGGTTGGAAAAGATAGCATAAAAAAAGATGTTAATAATTTAAAAAAAGCGTATGAAAAAGGCGGTTTTCTGCAATATCTTCAGGAAAGTTTTAAACAACTTCTTAATCCGTTTGAATGGATTAATGCATATGGCGGTGGAGTTTTGAGCCATGATACTGTGATGGACAAATTAGGCATTGGAAATGGAATGAATGTTGATGAATTTGTCAAAAATCTGCCTAAAAAGGAAGATTACAAATCATTAGATGATTTCCAAAAAGCATTAAATGAGTTCAATGATAATATGCCTAATAAATTAAATGTACCTGACAGCTTTGATCTAAAGGCGTGGATAGATGAATGGAAGAATATAAACGGATTAGATGATGTAGATTTACGAGCAGATGTTGTTCTTCCAAATTTACAAGAGAAGATTTCCGAGTTCAAAGACAATGTCAAAGAATGGTGGGGATTGAATGTAGAACTTCCAGTTCATAACAAATTGACAACTACTCAAAATGATATTTCTTTATGGTGGGAAAATGTAAAGGAATATTGGGGAGAAAAAAAGCTTTCAATACAGACAGAAATAGGAGAAATAAAAGGTAAAATAGAAGAAAAGTGGAATGAAGCCTTAACTTACATTCAGGAGAATATTTTCCCGTGGTTCACAAAAGAAAAGTGGATGGAAGTAGGAAATGGAATAAAAGAGGGATTATCTGCTAAATGGGATGAGTTTTCCGATTGGTGGCAAAAGACAGGAATATATAACTGGTGGGAAAATCATGTAAAACCTTGGTTTACAAAAGAAAAATGGGATGAACAGGGAGACGGAATGAAAAAAGGTCTTTCTGAAAAATGGGACGAATTTAGTAACTGGTGGAGTACATCTGGAATTGGTTCTTGGTGGACAAATCATGTCGCACCGTATTTTACGAAAGACAAATGGACATTCAGTGGCATTTCTGACGGATTGAAGCAGGCATTTGATAATGCTGTTGCAGGAATTAAGCAGGTATGGAATAATTTTGCAACGTGGCTTAATTCAAAACTGTCTTTTTCATGGGATTCTGTAAATATTGGTGGAAAAGAAATAATTCAAGCTGGCAATATTAACCTTGGAAAAATCCCAACGTTCGCCGCAGGAGGTTTTCCAAAACAGTACAGCATGTTTATGGCAGGAGAAAACGGCGTACCGGAAATCCTTGGAACAGTTGGAGGAAAGACAGCAGTTGCTGGGGGGCAGGAGATCACAGGTATTCGTGATGCTGTATACAGTACGTCACAGCAGGAAATTGCGTTACTTAAACAGCAAAATCAGTTATTGCAAGGAATCCTCGAAAAAGAATTTGGTGTGACACAAGACCAGATAGGAAGAAGTGCTAGAAAATACGCAAGAGAATATTTTAATAGAACGGGCAGAGAAGCATATAGTTTCTAGTGACAAATACCGCCGCTTGTGGTAGAATCATTTTATTACAAGTGGTGGGAGGAAAAGCTATGAATGAAAAAAGTGAAACAAAATTATGCAAATACTGTCAGACGGAGATTCCAGCTAAAGCAAAAATTTGCCCTAATTGCAAAAAAAAGCAGGGTGGGGCAACAAAGTGGTTTGTTGCGGTGGTTATAGTTATAATCCTGTTGATTGCCACATTTGGCGGAAACGGAGAAAACAACGATGCAGTTGCTGATTCTACCGAGCAAAATAAAAAAGTTTCTTCTATTAGTACGGTAGATAACAAGGAAGCGACAAGAGAAGAAGTTTCTGATTCTGATTTTTTGGTAAAAGAGTATCTGTACGAAAACACAATAGGAGACACATTAGATTTTTTGATTGTAACAAATAATTCAAACACGAATGTCGCAATTTCTGGGAACGCTATAGCCAAAGATTCAAGTGGGAATTCAATAGGAGCCGCCGACATGAGCATTGATGTATTGGGAGCAGGGGAAACATCTATTGGCGTTTTCTATTTTGATAGTGTGTCCGGAATTGACAAGGTGGATTACACATTAGATTATGACGAAAACCCATATTATAAACCGGTTGTAAATGATTTATCCGTTGAACAGACATTTAATGATGAAAACGTTACTGTATCCGTGACCAATAACAGCACAAGTCCGGCACTTTTTGTAAGCGCGTATGCAATATTTTTTGACAGTAGTAATAATGTGGTAAATTACAACAGCACATATATTACAGATTCAGACAGTGAGATTAAACCAGGGAAAACTATTTCAGATCAGCTTGATTGCTATGGGAAATACGATCATGCAGAAGTATATTTTACTGGAAGAGCAGACAAATAGAATAATAAGTCAAAGCGGGTATAAAAGAGGGAGCGCAGTGATGCGCTTCTTTTTTTGAAAAATATTTCAAAAGGGTATTGACAATTATTGCAAGGGCATATATTATAAAAACATAAATATTGCAAGGGCAATAATTGAAAGGAGTGATTGTTATTAGTCCGGCAGGAAGACCACACAAAGAAAACCCAAGGAATGTTAATCTCAACATCAGAATAACAAAAGATGAAGCTAATCGTATTCAAAAATGTGCTGATGAATTGGAATTGACAAGAACTGATACCATTATGAAAGGCATAGGTTTAGTGGAAAAAGAAATTAAAAACAACAAAAAAGAGTAGTCAAACATTACTTGGCGGTAATTGACTACTCTGACACCAATCCGAAAGGAATTGATAAATTTATCATATCAGTTTCTTTCGGAGAAATCAAACATTTTTTGAAAGAAAGGTAGATTATTATGAGAGAACTGTATATTGAAGAAATTACCAAAAATCTGAATTTACTCAGCGAACACTTTTTAAGATGTGTGTGGATTTTTACAAGTAACCTTGCATCCGACAAGAAAGGCGGTGCGAGATGAAAGAACAGCTGATAACGGAAATCCAGAGCATACAGGACGAAAAATTTTTGCAGTTTATTTTGAACACAATTATTTCATTTAAGCAGAAATGGGGGATTTGCTGATGAACAATATTCAGATTTTTAACAATCCTATTTTAGGGGATTTGAGAACGGTTATAGTAAACGGAAAAGAATACTTTTTTGGAGTAGATATAGCTTCGATGCTTATGTATAAAAGACCAAGAAAGGCGGTTTCGGATAATTGCAAGGGTGTCCTGGTCGAGGATAGCTTTAAAAATAATGGTGGATATGCAGAACCTCTTATTCCGGAAGGAGATATTTACCGATTGATTATTAAAGCTGGTCAACAGGGTAACAGTAAAGAAATAAAAGATAAAGCTGACAAATTGGAAAAATGGATATTTGATGAAGTTTTACCGAGCATCAGAAAGACTGGTACATACATGATGCCGCAGACCACGGACGGGAAGATTGCATTGCTTGCACAGGGGCACACGGAGCTTAAAGCAGAGGTCGACGAAATCAAGGCGGATTTGGAAAGCCTTAAGATGGACTTACCGATACTTCCGGTGGAAGCCGACCGCATTACGGAAGCTGTCAGAAAGAAAGGCGTTTCAATCATGGGAGGAAAACAGTCGAGCGCATACAGCAACCGTGGATTGCGCCAAAAGGTTTACAACAATCTGTATGCCAATCTGAAATACAACTTTGGTGTTCGGTCTTACAAGAGCATCAAGCGTAACCAGTGCGACAAGGCAGTGGAAGTGATAAATGCCTATCAGACGCCGTATTTTTTGCAGGAACAGATTGACGATGCCAATATGCAGCAGAGGTTGGAATTTGATTGACAGATTTTGGCATATGGTATAGAATACAAAATAATTAAAAATCACGCAGGTAAGACCTAAAGAATTTAGGACGTCCTGCAAGCCTATGAGGAATAGGTGCGGATTCGTGACCGCCAGAGATTGAAGAAATTCAGTCTTTGGTGGTCTTTTTATTTATTTCAAACTGCATAAGAAAAATAAAAAAATGAAATTTAAACCTGCCTGTCAAATGACAGTAGCGAAAGAAAGGTGGAAAAGAGTATGTATGAATTGGTGGAACTCAAAGGAAACGATGTTTTTACAAACAGCAAAGTGATTGCAGATGGAACAAATAACCAACATGAATCTGTTGTTGCTATTATCAGAAAATATGAGAAAGATATTTTAGACTTTGGCAATATTGATTTCTCCGATTTAAAATCGGGGAAAAGGGGGCAGCCTGAAAGAGTTTATTATTTGAATGAGGAACAAGCAACATTTGTTATAACTCTTTTGAGAAATTCAAAAATAGTTGTGAAGTTTAAGAAAGAGTTGGTTCGACAGTTTTATGCAATGCGCAGATTTATTCTTGAAAAGCAATCGAAACTATGGGGCGAAACAAGAATTGCTAATAAAGAAAATCGGCTGAAAGAAACTGATGTGATTAAACTTCTTGTAGACTATGCCAAAGAACAAGGAAGTACGCATTCAGATAAACTGTATGTGACATATACCAAGTTGGCAAAATCAGTAATTGGTGGAAATCGCGAAAATATCACAGTTTCAGATCTCAATAATCTAACCCTTGTGGAAAGCATTATTTTGCAGACTATTAGAATTGATATGTCAATGGGTATGCACTACAAGGATATTTATAGGGATTGCAAAAATAGAATAGAACAATTTGCAGATATAACTTACCTGTCCGCTTAGCCCCGAAAATTTGGGGCTATTCCAGTATTTCGTCACGGGAAATTACAATCTTACTAAATATATAGCGTGCGACTCCTGTTAGGGTATGTTCCTAACGCACGTGAATTTAAAGGTTGAGCCTTGCGAAATGTAAGGCTCGGAAATTTAGGAGATAGAAAATATGGCATATACAGCTCTTGCAACTAAAGTTAAGGAAAATAACATTGAAGTTTTTAATAATCCAGAACTTGGATTTTCAGCACGAACAATGTTAAATGAGGACGGAAGTATTTCTATCAATGCAGAGGATACAGCTAGAGGATTTGGCTGGACACAGGAAAAGAACGGAAAAACATATGTAAGATGGGAGACTATGAATGGATATTGTATAGAGTTTGGATTTTCCCAACTTGTTGGGAAAGACGATTATATCCCAGAACCGATTTTTTATCGCCTTGGTATGAAAGCAAGCAACAAAACGGCGGACAAGTTCCAGAACTGGCTCGCAATGGAAGTCATTCCAAGCATCCGGAAACATGGTATGTATGCTACGGATAAGGTAATTGATAATATTTTAAGCAATCCAGACTTTGGTATTAAGATATTGACGGAGCTGAAAGAAGAAAGAATTGCTAGAATAGCAGCGGAAGAAGAAAAGGAAAAGTTACAACAGGAACTTGATTATAGCAAAGACTGGTATTCTATTAAGCGTGTTGCAGCAATGAACGGTGTGGACTGGAAAACATTTAATTGGCGAAAACTCAAAGAAAAGAGCATTGAACTTGGATATGGCGTAAAAAAGATTTTTGATGCGAATTATGGAGAGGTTAACACTTATCACAGGGATGCTTGGGAAGTAACATACCCGGAGTATGAAATTTAGGAGAAATTTTATGAACAAATCAGAAATCAGGATTACATATGGGAACACGGGAGTAATTCACACACCGGAGAAAATTGTGATTAAATCGCCCAATATCGAAGTAATTACAAAATAGATCAAGAAAAAGAAGTGGCACCTATCAAATTGGTGGTAGGTACTATTTTTATACCTATTTTCAGGAGAATAGCCATGAAAAAATATAAACCAATAGACTGGAGCAAGTGCCCGGAAAGTCGCACACCAATAGGAAATCCGAATAATTGCTTTGTCGCGGATATTCTGCCGGATGGAAAAACTGAAATTTTATTTTTAAGTGATGATAACGGTGTTCGTATTTGTGAATCTGAAAGAGTAACTTGATTGGAGGTGGTCGCATGGCGTACAGCGGATGGCTTTTAAAGATTGGAAATTACATAGTGCCAATGTCTTTTATGAAAGCGGAATCATATAGTCCATATGTCAATATGCAGGATTTAGATGATTATACGGATGCCAATGGTTATCTGCATAGAAATGCCGTGGAATTAAAGGCATTAAAGGTTGAGTTTGAAACACGGGCTATGCTGACAAATAAGACTTTCAATGAGGTTTTAAATAATATCAGAAGCCAGTTCACAAATGCGACAGGGAGAGCCTGCTATATCACAGCGTATATCCCCGAATATGACGATTATGTGACGCAGTATGGCTATATGGCAGATTTTCAGCCTACGATATACGGAACATATGATGGGATAATTCGTTACAATTCAGTTCGGCTTGCTTTCATAGGGGGTGTGTACGGTGGTTAATTATAAATATGGCGACTTGTTCAAAAAAGATACGGTCGATAAGCAGTTATCCATCGTATCTGATGACGGAAAAATAAATATAACAAATACAGAGCTACACCAAGAAAAATTCGAATTGACCGAAAGTTTGTGTTCAGAACAGGAATTGACGTTTGGTTCGTGTGAAGCTGCCATGATTAAATTCACGGTGTCAAATACATTTTTGCCAATGAAGGGCAGATGGATGACGGTAAGAATGTCCCTTGATGGACATGCAGATATCCCGTTCCAGTTCGGACGATATAAGGTTGATTCTGATACGCCCACGGCAGACAGAACGTGCCGTGATGTGGTTGCATATGATGCCCTTTATGACATTTTAAATGCAGATGTGGCAGCATGGTATAACACTGTCTTTCCATCCCATAAAGAGCAGCAGAAAGATAAAGATGGAAAAACTACGACTGTTACAGTTTATGATCCGGTCACAATGAAGCAATTCCGGGACAGCTTTTTTAAGCACTTCGGGATTGAGCAGGCTGACATTATACTGGTTAATGACGGCATGTCTATTGAAAAAACAGTTGCAGTCACGCCATCCAGTGAGACAAGTTCTGATACAGAGGAATCGAGCACCATAGGCGAATCTATGAGCGGCAAGGAAGTGTTGTCCTGTATTTGTGAGCTCAATGGCTGTATGGGGCACATGGGGCGTGACGGGAAGTTTCATTATATTTATCTGGAACAGGAGATACAGGGATTATATCCAAGGAATGATCTTTATCCGGCGGATAATTTGTATCCAAGAGATCCGAAAAGCAACCGTATCGGGAAGGATTTATATATAACGGCTGAGTATGAAGATTTTCTTGTTAAAACAATCAATAAGTTACAGATCCGGGAGCAGAAGAATGATATCGGTGTGATTGTGGGTACCGGAGACAATGCCTATGTGATCGAGGATAATTTTCTTGTATATGGCAAAGGCACAAAAGAACTGAAAGGCATTGCAAAAAATATCCTTTCCAAGATCAGAGGGATTGTTTACCGCCCGTTTACAGCGGACTGCAAAGGAAATCCGTGTCTTGAGGTCGGGGATGCAGTGCGGCTGCCGACCAGATATGAACTGATTGAGTCCTATATTCTGAAAAGAACCCTGAAAGGTATACAGGCTTTGCGTGATGATTTGGAAGCGGATGGGGAAGAGTACCGGACAAACGGGGCGAACGGAATACAGAAAAGTATTTTAAAGCTCAAAGGCAAGAGCAATGTGTTGGAGCGAACCATTGAAAAGACACAGAGCACGATAACTGATGTTGAGAAGGGATTGCAGTCACAGATCACGCAGACCGCAACCGAAATTCGCACAGAAGTTAAAAATACAACGGATGGTTTATCATCGAGAATCACGCAAAATGCGAGCAGTATTACAGCAGAAGTAAAAAGAGCACAGGGGCAGGAAGTTGAACTTGCAGCAGCTATTAAAATTAATGAGGACAAGATTACAGCGGAAGTTACGAGAGCAAGCGAAGCAGAGGGCGATTTGTCCGGAAATATAGAGGTAACTGCAACTAAGATACGGTCAGAAGTCAGTGCTTCGTTGAAGGCATGGAATATTGATGGCTATGATATTAATTATTATGGTTTTGGAAAACCCCAAGATACTTACCCTGCATCATCCAAATATAATGGACGCAGTTTTTTAGATCAGGATAGTGGAAAATTGTATGGCTGCGATCCGGATGGCGGAATTAACAGCGGTAAATATAAATGGACATTGATAACCACGCTTAAGCAGCTTTCATCCAATATGTCTAGTGCGATTACGCAGACATCAAAGGGGATCGAAAGCAAAGTTACAAGAGACAGCGTCATTTCAGAAATCAACCAGTCAGCCGAGGGTATCAAAATTAAAGCAAAACTGCTTGAATTAAAAGGTTCTATGGAAATGACCGGGGGATATATGCATATTCAAGCGGAAGAGTCTGTAGAAAACCTTATTGAATTTAAACGCAGTGGAACACTTGTACAGATGGGAACGGATGGATTTCGAACAGTGGAAGGGACGCTTGAAAGTCCTGTTCATAAATGTACGGTTCAATATAATCAGGTTTCATTGCATAAAGGCGCAAACGATAATGACCACATGATGATCCATTTAGACGGAGATACCGGAGTAGGTGGATTCAGAGGTGGAGTAATTAATGGATCTGACAAAAGAATAAAAAACACAATTTTAGATTTAAGCAAAAAGCAATCATCTGAGTTTATTTATTCTTTAAGAGCAAAATCGTATCGTTATAATTTCGAAAAAGATGGGTTCCATCATGGATTTATTGCACAGGATGTTTTGAAAAAAGCGGAAAAAGGGTGGAATATTTGTCCAAAAACGTTTTCAGACAGCAATGGGAAAAAGTATTACGGACTGAAATATACGGAACTGATTGCTGATCTGGTTGCCACAGTGCAGTTGCAGCATGACGAGATAGAACAGTTAAAGGAAAAGGTGGAAAATCTATGATAAATGCAAAAATCCGGGAATTTGAAAACGACATTATAAATTATGCAAATTTGTGTGAGGATGTCCCAATCGAAGCTAAGTACCTAGTGTTTAAGGATATTCTGCAGCAGATTAAGGAAGAAGCAAACAGACATGTTATAGCCGAACGGGAGCAGATGAAGCTTGCAAAGGAAAGGGAGAGTGAGGACCATGAACAAAGCGCATAGTGCTATTAATTGGGAGAATTACCCGAGTGATGAAACACCGCTTAATGAAAGCAATCTTAACAAAATGGACGCAGCTATTGGCGTTATTGATGATCGTGTAATCACTCTTGATACCACAAAAGCCACGAAAACAGAAGTGGCTACCCTTGTTGCAGACGTGACCTTTGAGGAATCGACCGGAATCATTACGATCACAAAAAAGAACGGTTCTAAGATTACGATTGATACACAGATGGAGAAAATCGCAATCAACTTCGTTTATAACCCGACCACACAGCAGATTATCCTGACTCTGATTGATGGCACGAAACAGTACATAGACCTGTCGGCACTGATTACACAGTATGAGTTCCTTGATTCTGATACGGTAGCTTTTTATATTGATAAGGATGGAAAAGTGTCTGCCATCGTCAAAGAGGGTAGCATCGAGGAAAAACACTTGGAGCCAAACTATCTTGCGAAAATCAAAGTGGAAGTGGCAAAGGCAGAGTCAAGCCAGCAGGCAGCGGCAAAGTCCGAAGCCAACGCCAAAGCAAGTGAGAATGCTGCAAAAGCCAGTGAAACAGCGGCAAAAACATCCGAAACCAATGCCAAAGCGTCAGAGACAGCGGCAGCGAAGTCAGCTACGGCGGCAGAGGCATCCGAAAGCAACGCAAAAGTCAGTGAGACATCCGCCAGTCAGTCTGCAGCCACAGCCACAAGTGAAGCGGCATCTGCCAGTCAGTCAGCCAGTACCGCCACAGATAAAGCCAATATTGCAACGCAGAAAGCAACAGAGATCATTGGTAAAGCCGAATCTGCAGCAGATAGTGCAACTAAAGCACAGAGTTATGCCGTGGGTGGTACCGGGAGCAGAGAGGGCGAGGATTCTGACAATGCAAAGTACTATTATGAACAGTCAAAAGACGTGTCCGAAGGTCTTAAAGGTGGATTGCAGCCACATGGAACGGTAGCTTTTGCAGATTTACCGGCACTTTCAGATGTTAACTCTGGTTGGATGTACAACATTTCAGATGAATTTACCACTACGGATGAATTTAAAGAAGGAGCCGGTAACGTCATTCCTACTGGTGCAAATATCTATAAAACATCAGATGATAAGTGGGATGTGCTGGCCGGAACTCCAGTTACCGGAATCAAAGGTGTAAATGAAGATTCTTTCCGTAGGGGCAATGTAGAACTCACAGCAGAAAACGTCGGTGCAGTGGCAACCGGTGGAGATACAGCAGAGAATACAGCAACTTTTACGAGTAGTGATGTGGCAGACGGATCAGCGTCAGCGTGGACGACTGTATCAAAATTATCAAGCGGCGAAAAACACTCTTCAATTTTTGCAAAGGTGTCACAGATGTTCAAGAATGTGCGGTATCTCTATAAAATGCTTGGAACGACAGACATTTCTAAGATTGGGAATGGTACTTGTACCGGGGCGATATCATCGTTAAACAGCGGTTTAGCAAATAAGTATTTTATTAAAATAATGAAAAGCGACTGGTCTGGAATTATGGGTTCGCTTATGCCAATGTTTAATATTAATAATGATAATATGATAGATCTCATTGCACACAACGAGCAGAATGATACTTATCCTGGCGTACGAGTTGCCCGTGCTAGTGCAGATTATGATGGTAATAACATTCCAGACACATATTTAAAAAAGTCAGATGCCAAAAATAATGTATCTGCCTTATCCAATACTGCAACAAATTATAATGACCAAACTCCTGTCGTGCAGTATTTCACTGTCCCGGATGATGGGTATTATCTTATTACAGGTCTTGTCACTTTCAGTTCAAACGCAAATGGGTTTCGTGAAGTTTTTATAACAAATACAACATCTAACTATGTCATGGGACGAGTCAGAGTTCCTGCGGTATCCGGCGGTGCATCAACTTTACAGGTAACGAGTGGTGGCACTTTCGGACCGGGACAGACTGGTACACTCAGTACTTATCAGAACTCAGGTTCAAATCTTAATGTGCAGGAATGGTTAAATATGGTAAAGATCGCACCTAAGCTGTAAAAAAACTGCATTAAAAATTAAATATAATAAAATCAAGAGCCTAAGAGCCGATTACATGACCATGTGTTGTGTAGCCGGCTCTTTTGCATAAAGCCTACGGGCAGAAAGGAAAATTATGCACTTAAAATTCATCACAGATAACTGGCAGATGCATAATTTTCAACCAGTAATTAATTTTTTAACAAAATTTAAACTAATCAATCGACATTCTGTGACAATAAGAAATTTACCTGTCGAAACTTGCGACCGAAAGAAATTGAATGTTTGCGGGAAAATTTGTAAAATAAAATTGTCCGATAAGGGCACTTCAAGTTCTGGCTGAGGGGCGGGATAAGGCGTTTTCTTGTCCCTCAACTACAAACGAGTTTGTAATTTGTAGCAATTTGTCAAATGGGGTTGACGATATCGAACATAAGTTCTATAATTTATGTATCGCTATCGAAAGTGCGGAATGATTGGAGGAGAATAAGATGGGGGAAAATGAGGTTGAGAATGAAAACGTAAACGAATTTTACAAGGAAAAAATTTATGAATTGGTCGCTCATTGCGATAATGAGAGGTGGCTTAGAGCTATCTTAACGTTTATAAAAGAACTATTAAAGTAAAAGAAAGCCAAGGGTTTGCGCATTGCCCTTGGCTTTTCTTTACTTCTGACTTGTGATTGAATCAATGAATTTTTCCAATGCATTCCATCCGGTATCATTCATTTTCGATAACGCCACGATCAAACGTTTTTTAAAATCTGAATCTTCACATTTAAGTACGTCTGCGAGCATCTTTGAAATCTGCTCGTCTTTGGTTTCTGGGATAAACATTTCGCCGTTTCCAGTTCGTAACCAATCTTCATTGACATTTTCATTTCGTAACATGATTATATGTTGTTCTGTTACGTTTCTGCGTCCTGATTCAATATCAGAGACACCAGACTTGGTTATTCCGAGAATCTTTCCAAATTCTTCTTGGCTTTTTCCCATAGCCTTGCGAAGTTCTTTCATTCGCTCATTCATAATCTCACCTCTCTTTCTACATAGAAATATACCATACGCAAACAGAATTGTAAATAGAAAAAGTTCGCAAACGGAACAAAAACATGTTGACATAGTTCTGAAAGCGTGATATATTATACGCATACCGAACAAAAACAACATTAAAAGTTCGGCAGAAAGGAGTGATACGGTGAGCGAACAGGAAAAGAAAGTTGTTGAAAAACTCAAAGAAGCCATTCCGAAAATGAACGACTTTCAGAAAGGCTACGTTCTTGGCATGGTTGAGGGTTCAGCAAGTGTTTCAAAAAATCAGCCAGTAGAAGAGACTGGGAACTCAAAAACAGAAGAATAGAAAACAAGATATTGATAGTTGAGAAATTTGTCGGAATTTGCAGATTAAATGTGTTTGTAACACAGGAAATCAGTTGATACAATTAATATGCGACGGCGGCAGGAAATGAGTTACATTATTGCTTTATTTTCCGCATCATCTTTAGTATTTTATTTAATCTCTTTTGTACTTTTTTAATTCCTTTGTATAGGTCGATTGTCATGGATGTTACGGTTAGAATTATGAAGAAGTCGTAACCGGTAACACGCCATACCAATAATGAGATAAGTATACTAACGATTTTCATGATAACAGTTCCTTTCATGATGGCCGCCGCCGTACATTAATTGTATCAACAAAGCAAAATAGAGACAACCAGTATTTTCCAACTATCAAGCGGTAGTTGGATTTTTTATTGCAAAAAATCCGGAAAGGAGACAAATGAACGAATTAGTACATATTGGAACAAAAGAATTGCCGGTCATTGAGTGGAAAGGACAAAGAGTTATCACTACCGCACAGTTGGCTGATGTGTACGAAACAGAAACAGATAACGTAAAAAAGAACTTTCAGAGCAACAAAACACATTTTAAAGAGGGAGAACATTTCTTCTTATTAAAAGGAGCAGATCTTAAGGAGTTTAAGAACAGGGTAACTGATTTTCCCCTTGTTGGGAAAAACGCGAATCAGCTTTATCTTTGGACACGTCGAGGTGCAAGCCGTCATTGCAAAATGCTTGGGACTGATAAGGCATGGGAACAGTTTGATGCACTGGAAGAAAATTATTATAACCAGACGCAAACAGTTATTCCAACCGGCGAAGAACTTATGGCACTTGCAGTTATTGAAGCGCACAAGATGCTTGAGCAGAAAGACAAGCAGATACAGGAACTTGAAACCGAAGTTGTTGAAATGAATAACATCATTTTAGAAATGCAACCAAAAGTCAACTACGTGGATTTGATTTTGAACAGTAAATCAACAGTACTGGTAACACAGATCGCACAGGATTATGGAATATCTGCTAAAGCGTTTAATAAGATGCTGAAAGAGTTAGGAGTTCAGCGCAAAGTAGGAAAACAGTGGATTTTATACAGGCAATATCAAGGGCTTGGATATGTTCACAGTAAGACTATTGATATTACAAGGTCGAATGGGCGGTCTGATGTGGTTATGCAGACGGAATGGACGCAAAAAGGAAGATTGTTCCTGTATGAAAAGCTTAAGAAGAACGGGGTTTTACCGTTAATTGAGAGAAAGGATGATGAAGATGCTTAATTTTTACGTCATGGACGGCAAAAAGCTGATCGACTTTAAACCTAAGTGGATTAATTATGTGCGAGCATTAGACAGAAGATGCAAAATGGCAGGCTTTTGGGGAAACATGACAATACAGGAAGCAAAAAGCGCTTATCCAGATGAACTTAAAAAGGATCTGTATTTAATGATAAAGCTAAAAGGAATGTCTGGCTGTAAGTTATTAAAATGCAGCGAACCGGACTTTGTAAAAAACGAGTTCCAACTTATTGAAATGATATGCGATATGGTAGGAGCTTTCACACCAAGAGAATTTATGAATATGTTTCCTATCGAAAAGACATTCGATGGAGAAAAATACCAGTGGAAAGATTACTTCTATACAAGGAATTACATTGAGAAGTTCGGTATGGACAAACTGATAGGAGATAAAGCACCGGAATTTCTTATGGAATATCAGAACTTGGATATTACACATTTTATGGTTTATTGGATGGAAGTTGTAAGTCAGATGAATATTTTACAAGGTGGCAAAGATATCTTGCTTGAGTTCATGGAAGAACAGGGAGTAAAGCCACATACGATGCATTCCGACGGCAATTACATGATCGACGATGAAACAGGAGAAAAGTTTGAAATAAAAAGTCCTAAAAAGAAGATGAAAAAACTTTTTTCTATTACATGAGAGGATGCCTATGAAAAAAATAGCAAAGGTAATTGAATTAGCCGGTGCGTTACTCTTTTTTCTTGGAATCAGCGCAGATGCAACAGTAAATCCGATGGTAGCTATTCCTGTGTTAGGTGGATTATTACTGATCTACATAGGATGCAAAGTGGATGGAGACTGGCAGGAAGCAGAAGAAATAGTCGAGGATCATGTTTTTAAAGATGAAGAAACAGACGATGGAATTATTTATATATGCGACAGCAACGAAGATAAAGAGAAACTTCCTTATTATAAAGAAGTTATGAAAAAGAAAAGGAATCATCCGAACCGACCAAAGCTGAATGATTCCCAATCAAAGCAATAGCATAAGCTATTTGCGCCTATTTTAGCATAAGAAAAGGAGAAATTCAAATATGAGAGCAGAAAACAATAAAGTGGAACTTACAGGAACGATTATCACAGAGCCGGAATTTAACCATGAGGTGTTTGGAGAGGGATTTTATAATATGTACCTCAAAGTGGATAGATTAAGTGGAACGGCTGATATTATCCCATTAATTATTTCAGAGAGATTAATCAATCTGAATGATAAATACACGGGCACTGCCGTTAATGTTTCCGGTGTGTATAGTTCTTATAACAAACATGAGGAAAAGAGAAATCGTCTGTTATTATATGTATTCGTCTGTGAAATTGAAAAAGCGAATCCGGGAGAGCATACAGATTTGAACAAAATCCAGCTTGACGGATATGTATGCAAAGAACCGATTTACAGGAAAACTCCGCTTGGAAGAGAAATTGCAGATTTATTAATCGCAGTCAATCGTTCCTATGGCAAATCAGATTATATTCCGTGTGTTGTCTGGGGCAGAAATGCGGTGTATACATCTGGACTTCCGGTTGGAACGCATTTGAAACTTACCGGACGCATTCAGAGCCGTGGGTATGTAAAGATGTACGAAGATGGGACAGAAGAGCAGAGAACAGCATATGAGGTGTCTGTGAGCAAAATTAATGTATTAGAGGAGGAAAATTAAGATGGCAGAAAATACCGTTACAATTTCCGTTGAGGAATATGCAGATCTGGTTGCATGCAGGACGAAAGTTCATACAGCATGTGCCATTATTGCAAATGAACACCAAAGAGACATTGAGCTGATGGGGAAAAAGGGAACAACTATTAATTCAAAAATTATAGAGTCAGCTCTTGGATATATTGACGATGAAGCATGCTTTGAAGAGGCACTTAAAAAATATAAAGAGTGGAAGGAGAAGGAAAATGAAACTGAAAATTAGATCATTACATATGGAGAATTTCAAGGGAATTAAGAGCCTTGATGTGAATTTCTCCAATAAGACAAGTATCAAAGGACAGAACGCCGCAGGAAAGACAACGGTATTCGATGCGTTTACATGGCTTCTGTTTAACAAGAATAGTGCCGGAGAGGAAAAGTTCAATGTTCGACCACTGGATAAGGACGGCAACCGCATTGATAACGTGGAGATTAAGGTTGTAGCGGTTCTGGATGTAGATGGCAAGGAAATGGAACTTTCAAAGATTCAGAAGCAGAACTGGGTAAAGAAGCGTGGCACCGATACCGTGACTTTGCAGGGAAATGTCAATTCATTTGAAATTGACGGTTATCCAAAGAGTGAAGCTGATTTCAAAGCTTATGTTTCCGGTCTTGCGCAGAGCGAGGATATGTTTAAGATGCTGACCAATCCGCAGTATTTCTCTTCTTTGAAATGGAAAGATCAGCGCGATATTCTGATGCGCCTCGCAACGGATGTATCGGATGTTGAACTGGCGCAGACAGATGCTAAGTATGCCCCATTACTCGGCGAGTTGGAGAAAGCACCGTCCACAGATGATATCCGTGCTAAGTTTTCCAAAGCGTTATCCGGGTGGAAGAAGAAACAGGCTGAAATTCCGGTGCGTATTGATGAAGCAGAAAAATCCAAGATTGATGTGGATGTGGCAGAACAGGAGCTTGCAAAGGTGGATCTGGTAAGAAGAATCGCTGAATGTGGCAAGAAAATGGAGAATGCCGGTAGCGCGTTGGGCGATTTAAGAAGTAAGGAAATGCAGTTGCAATTTGATATGTCCGGCATTATGCAGGTCATGAATGACGAACTTTCCGCAAAACGTAGAGGTCTTGACAGTGCCAAGGATGATGCAACACGAGAGTTCAATGACTTACATAATCAGATTCAGTCTGCGGAAAATCAGATCAAGGCAAATGAGAAGACAATTTCCGATACAGATGCAGAGCGGAAAAATCTTGGTGTTGAATACAATGCAGAATTTTCCAAGGCATTTGATGAAATGCCATATCTCTTTGACGAATCCAAGTGGATATTCGATGAATCTACAACGGTTTGTTCCTTATGTGGTCAGAAGTTGCCGCAGGATAAGATTGAGTCTCTTAAGGCTGATTTTGAGCAGAAAAATGCAGATGCCAAGGCACGTGCCACCAAGCAGTTAGAGGATGCACGCAAAGCATTTGATGATGCAAAGGGCGCAAAACTTAAAGGTCTGATTGACAAGGGCAACGCTTGCAAGGCTGATATTGAGCGATTGACAAAGGAAAACGCCAAGTTGCAGGAAGACATTGTGGCACTCAAAGAGCAGGAATCCAAGGCACTTGCAAAGCAGAATGATTATGCAAAGCAGTTATCCGAGATCCCGGCAGAAGCTGATTATTCGCAGAATGAAGAGTATGTGAAGCTGAAAACAGAGCATGACAAGATTCTTGCTGATATTGCAAAGGTTGAATCCGAGGGCGCAGACAAGGTTGTTACTGATTTAAAAGCCGAGAAAGCCGATCTGCAGAGTCAGCTTGAGGAGGTGAACAAGGTTATTGCGCAGGCGGCTAACAATGTGGCGATTGATGATCGTATCGAAACGCTTCGTGACGAGCAGAAAGAAATCGGGCAGAAAGTTGCCGATCAGGAACAGATGCTTTATCTCTTGGAAGAGTTCATTCGTTTCAAGCTGGATAAGGTTTCAGAATCTATTAACAGCCATTTCAAGACCGTAAATTTCAAACTCTTTGAAATGCAGTTAAATGGCGGTATGAAAGATTGTTGTGAGTGTACTGTGAATGGCGTTCCGTATTCGGCTTTAAACAGTGGTCACAGAATTGTAGCCGGACTTGATATTATCCGTTCTCTTAGCGAGTTATACGGCGTGAGCGTGCCGATTTTTGTGGATAACGCAGAGAGCTTAAATGATTTCAATGTGCCGGATATGGATACGCAGTTAATCCTTTTGAGTGTATCAGAGGACAAGCAGTTGAAAGTGGAGGGTGTGTAGGATGAACAGTAAGAACATCAAGCGGCATTTAGGTAACAAACTTCGTGACTGGATGGAGAGCATTGAGGATGAGAACGTAAAGGCTGTGGTGAAAGAAAATACCATTATTACAGGTGGCGCCTTGGTTTCCCTTTTAACAGGGGAGACGGTGCATGACTACGATGTATATTTCAGAACAAAAGATGCGTGTATTGCAGTTGCAAAATACTATGTTGATAAGTGGAACGATATGCACAAAGATAAACCAGTCACTCTTATGTGGGGAGAAGAATTGGCAAAAGTGACTGGTAGTGATAATGGTTCGGTAAAATGTTTTGTCCGTTCCAAAGGAATTGCAGATGAGGATGAAGTGAAAGGGAATTCCGTTTCTTACAATTTTGATTCCACAGCCGAGGAAGACGAAGCGGTTGGAATGGAACACGAACAGGAAGAGACAGATTCGGATTCCAAGGAAAAATACAGACCGTGCTTTATTACCAGTAATGCAATCAGTCTTTCTAACAAAATACAGATTGTTACGAGATTCTACGGAGAAGTAGAGGAAATTCACAAGAATTATGATTTTGTTCACTGCACTTGCGCTTGGAGTTCATGGAATAACGAAGTATTTCTTCCTCAAAAAGCATTAGAGTGCATTATAAACAAGGAATTGTATTATGTAGGCTCTAAATATCCACTTTGCTCTATCATCCGCACGAGAAAGTACATTGAACGTGGTTACCATATCAACGCTGGTCAGTATGTAAAAATGTGTATGCAGTTAAACGAACTGGATTTGAAAGATGTAAAAGTCTTAGAAGAACAGCTGACTGGCGTAGATACAACTTACTTTCAGATGATGGTTGAAGCATTACAGAAGCACATGGAAGAAACAGGTGATTCCAAGGTTGACACAACGTATGCAATGGAATTGATAAATAAGTTGTTTTAGATGGCGAGGTGTAAGAATGCAGTATATCAAAGCAAAATTCCCAAACAGCACCAGAAGTTATACATACCGCACCGAGGATTCCGTAAAAGCCGGTGACACGGTTGTAAATGCCAAAGGCGCAAAGCTGAAAGTTACGGATGAATCGGTGGATATGGCATGGGTAGAGACCTACGGTGCTGATAAGGTGGAAGTTGTGAAGAAATATGAAGAACAGGAAAGCGGTGGTGACGATGAGAGTTAATCCATGTAGATATTGTGCATTGTCTGTAAACCTTAATGGAAAGCATTGTTCAAGGTATTCTTCCGAAGAGTGCGCAAAATGCGAGAACATTCAAAAACACAGGGAATACCTTTTAAGTCAGCGAAAATTCGCAGAGGGTGAGCAGATTACAAGCATTGAGGAACTTTTGAAACAGGAATGGGTAATGTGGTATCACAGTACAAAGCACATAGAGGTTTTCAAGAATATGCAACTCAATCTTGTTTTGAAATTTCTTAAAAATGGAGCATTTAAAAAAGCAATAAGGAAAGAAAGCGAGGAAAAATAATTATGGCAGAGAACACAGCAGTAGCAAAGGCAGAGGAAAAGAAAGAGGAAAAGACAGAGGTTGCACACAGCAACAACAAGGTTACAGACTATAGCCTTGGAATTTTTGGAACATCAGATAATTTCATTATGGCTATGCAGATGGCAAAGGCGTTGGCGAGTTCAACTATCGTTCCGGCAACATTCCAGAAGAACGATGCAAACTGTCTGATTGCTATTGAGCAGGCGCAGAGACTGCGAGTAAGCCCACTGATGGTTATGCAGAATCTGTATGTGATTCAGGGTAGACCGTCTTGGAGTTCAAAGTTTCTGATTGCGGCAATCAATAATTCCGGCAAATTCGATATGGAATTACAGTTTGAGGAAACTAGAGATAAAGATGGCAAGCCTTATTCGTGCCTTGCTTGGACTACGAAAAATGGTCGTAGAGTTGAGGGAATGACCGTGGACATGGAAATGGCTAAAGCCGAGGGATGGCTTAGTAAGAACGGTAGTAAGTGGAAAACCATGCCACAGTTAATGCTTCGTTACAGAGCCGCATCTTTCTTCTCCAGTCTGAATTGCCCGGAGCTGACAATGGGATTATATACGAAAGAGGAAATGCAGGACAACGATTTCAAGGAATATCCGATGGAAGATTTGCAGGAACAGGTCAAGCGTGATATTTCCGAAAATGCCAATTCAGAGCCATTTGTTGTAGCTGAATCCGAAGCTATTGAGACCGGGAGCGAAGTAGTTGAACCAGAGCCGGAGAAAGTAGCCGGAGAAGTCGTTGAGAATGACGAGAACGTACCGGACTTTATGAAAGATTAGGAGGTTGCCATGAGAGTTATATCACAGGACGGCACATTGGATTTTCCGTACGAAAATAGCATTGTTTTTATTGATACAAGGGCGAAAGAAGCAACATTTGTCCGGATGCAGGCAATCGGAGACAATGAGACTTCAATAACAGCTAAATATTCCACGAAAGAAAAGGCAAAGAAAGCCATGGAAATGCTTAGAGAAGAATATCAAAAATATGCAAGCCAGAATTACATGAAAGTATTTCAGTTCCCGGCAGAGGAAGAATTGGAGTAGCCTATGGAAGTTATTTCATTTTTAGAGTCAGTTCAGAAAGGTATGAAAGATAATATTTATAAATTCTGCAAAGATGGGAGATGCAGTCAATGCGGTAATTGCTGTTCCAACCTTTTACCAATGAGCAGAAAAGAGGTAGCTGCTATTCACAGATATGTCCGTAAGAACCATATCAAAGAATGTAAGCACCTGCTTCCTACTGTGAAAAAACCGTATGATATGACATGTCCTTTTCTTGATACGGATAAGAGTTGCGAGAAATGCAGAATCTATCCGGTTCGACCGGAAATTTGCAAGCAATTTATCTGTGACAATGAGCATAGGGCAAAGCATAATAGGGCATTGTTTGGACAGACAAGACAGATTATTGATGTGAGGAGTGAGTTTTATCACAGAAATGGAAAATAGGCAGAAAGAAAAAATTACAAAAAGCCGAGAACGCGTCAAAAAGTTTGGAGAAGTTTATACGCCGGGCTGGATGGTACAAAAGATGTGCAATATGTTGGAAGATGAAAATGGTGGTGCAGAGTGTTGGAGAGGAACAGTGTTGGAGCCTGCGTGTGGTACTGGAAATTTCCTTGTGGAAATCTTGAAACGGAAACTGTCAATAGGAATGACTGAAACGGAAGCTGCAGAGACATTATTCGGCATTGATATTCTGGCAGACAACATAGAAGAGAGCATACAGAGACTTACGGATCTTGCACCGACAGCAGAAAGTATATTCAGAAAGAACATTGTTCAGGGCAACTTTTTAAAACCGGAAGGAATATGGTTTTTGGAGGATGCCGAATGAGAGAAAAAGCGGAAGACCCTTATGTATCTCTTGGTATATGCTCCAGATGTCACAAAGGCATATTGGGAACGCAGTACAAAATGTGCGCTGAGTGCCGGGAGAAGAAAGCGAAGGTAGAAGCTAAGAGACTTGCAAGGGAAACACCGGAACAGGCAGAAGCACGGAAAGAAAGAGTCCGTACCAGATATTACATGAATAAGTCCAGTGGAATATGCGTGAAGTGTGGAAAACGTAATGCAGTATGCGGAACTGTTTTATGCAACAGGTGTTTGGCAAAGAGGCGTTCGTGCGAGAAGTCCACAAGCCAAAGGGAGTACCGGGAGGATAAAGGATTGTGCATAATCTGTGGTAGACCGGCGGTATCTGGAAGAAAGCATTGTGAGGAACATTTAAAGATGCTACGGAAAACAGTTGCAAATGCGGCAAGCCATATAGACTACACGAAACATCCTTGGATAATCGATAATAAACACATATTTGAAAATTGAGGTGAAAGAGGTATGAAACTTAAAACATTAGGTTCTGGTTCATCCGGTAATTGCTACATGCTGGAGAATGACAAGGAAGCTTTGATAATCGAAGCCGGGTTGCCTTTTATGGAAGTCAAGAAAGCACTGGATTTCAATGTGATGAAAATTAAGGCTGTGATTACTACCCATTTCCATATTGACCATAGTCTTTATAGCTTACAATATGTGCAAGCTGGCATTCCTGTTTTTGAACCATGCAGACCGCCGATAAAATATTCTGAAATGCGTTTTAGAAAAGGAAATTTTGACATAAGGGCATTTGAAAACCGTGATAAATCTGGAAGATGGCTACATAACAACGGAGACGGTTCAGAGTGCCCGTGCGTTGGGTTTTACATTACGCATCCAGAGATGGGAAGCCTTGTGTATGCAACAGACACGGAATACGTCAGATGGAGATTTAATGGTGTTAATCACATCATGGTGGAAGCCAACTATGATATGCAGTTTGTGAACCGAGAAGAGCCAAATTACGAACACAGATTAAGAGGTCATATGAGCTTACCAACGGCACTTGACTTTATTTCTACTAACGATAATCCGGCATTGCGAAATGTCGTTCTAATACACTTATCAGATAAAAGCGGAGATCCCGCACTATTCAAACAAAGGACAGAAGAAACAGTTAAATATGGAGCAAATGTTTATATTGCAGAAAAAGGATTAGAGGTTGATATGAACCTTTGCCCGTTTTGATAGGTTGAAACACCAATGTGAAAGCATAAAAGAAACCAGTTTATGCGGTATCTGACTTTGGTATGGAATTTAATATATCACAAAACTAAATTGAAAGCCATGAGATACCTTTGGCGGTTGCTAAAAGTGACCGCCAGAAAGGAGAATACGTGTTAATAATTGAGGATAAAGGACAGAAAGAGGGCTTACATATCCTTAAGAATAGATATTTTAAAAGCCACGATATGGAAGTCTTGCGTGCACCATTGCCGGTTGGAGATTACATAATTGCCACAGACAAGGTAGCGGATGTTATCCGTAGAAAATCAGCTAGAAAAATGGAACTTAAAAAGATGGATTTTCTTGGCACATATGATGTTTCCGTTGACACGAAAAAAGACATGCAGGAAATTGCTGGGAACATCTGTGGAAGAGCACATCCGAGATTCCGTGACGAGTGTATTTTGGCGCAGAACAACGGAATTAAGTTATATGTGCTTATTGAAAATACAGACAAGGTGTATTCCGTCAATGATGTATCTACATGGCATAATCCTCGAGTGGACCGGTATAACAATATTGCATATATGCACACGCTTGGAAAATTGCTGAATGTACCGCTACCGAAAACAAAGCCGACATCTGGCAAGGTATTGGCAAAAGCTATGTTGACAATGCAACTTAAGTATGGCGTTGAGTTCGTATTTTGTCGCCCGGAAGATGCTGGGGCAAAGGTTATTGAATTGCTTGGAGGTAGTGAAAATGGCGGAGAATAAGCGGTATTACTGGCTTAAACTGATGGATGATTTCTTTGATAGCAAACGAATCAAAAAACTCCGAAAGATGGCTGGTGGCGATACATATACGATCATCTATCTTAAGATGCAGTTGTTGTCGTTGAAAAAAGGTGGCTATCTGGAATATTCCGGATTGGAAGATGAATTTTACAAAGAGATCGCCCTTGATATTGACGAGGACGAAATCAATGTTCAAGTAACGATTCAGTATCTTCTTTCCTGCGGATTGCTTGAAACATCAGATTCCATTGAGTACAAGTTGCCATTTGTGCAAGATAACCTAGGAAGCGAGACTGCAAGTACCAGAAGAAGTCGTAAATCTAGGGAAAATGCACAAAAAGCGTTGCAATGCAACAGTGGAGCAACGGAGTGCAACATTTTGCAACAAAATTGCAATGTAGAGATAGATATAGAGAAAGATATAGATATAGATATAGAGAAAGAAAATACAAAAGAAAGCGTGCCTGCATCTGATTTGGACTTTGACGCGGAATGGGGATGGGAATACACGATCAATGCATATCCAAAGAAAACGTCGTTAACGTCTGCCAAGGTAGCATGGATGGACAAGCTTTTAGAAGTTATCGAGCCGAACAGGAAAGCCGTTGCAAAGCTGATATATGAGGCTACAGTGGCATATGTTACTGACTATATAGAGAAGAATCCGGATGATACGAATTATCGCTACATACCAAAATACGGAGACTGGCTGAAAGAGGATTGCGATTACTGGATTCGTCAAGTTGAGAAACGAAAGCGAGGTGAGAGCAGTTGACGGAAGCAGAAATTGGAGTGATCGGATGTGTATTGATTGACAATGATTCCATGTACAAGGTTTATAACAAATTGAAGCCGGAAATGTTCAGCTCTGAATTTTGCCAAGATGCTTTTGCTGAAATGCTTGCCATGTATGATCGTGGAGAAAACATTAATGTCGTTTCACTGTCTCAGTCACTTGAAAACCACAAATGGGAGCCGGAAATGATTGCCGGGGAGCTTAAGGAATGTATTGCCGCAACTCCGTTATCGACAGCAATGAAAAACTATGCGGATGCAGTCATTAAGGATTGGCGGGCAAGGGAAACGAAAAGCCTTTTCCAGAGAGTGAGCCTTAGACCATGTGATATTGATAATTCGATCGCGGAAGTTCTTACAAGGCTTGAAGAAATCCAAGTTAATCAGTTGAAGAAATCTAAGTTGATGAAGCAAATCGTATCAGAGAACAAAGATAAATACTTCAATGATGATGTGGGAGAGGACAGGGTAAAGACAGGATTTTACCATCTTGACGATTGCCTTGGCGGTCTTGAAGGCGGAGACATTACAGTTGTTGCCGCGAGACCGGGAGTTGGTAAGTCTGCTATTGTGGCACAAATAATCGAGAATATGGCAAGAAAAGGCTATAACACTTGTTACTACAACATGGAGATGAACAACAGTCAGATTTATGAAAGGTTTGTTTCAAGAATGTCAAAGATTGGTCTGACAAGAGTTCGCAGGGCAAAGGCTTTTCTTGGTGGAGAGAAAGAAGCCTTTGACAAGGCAAATGATGAGCTTGAAAAATATCCGATCACAATTGACGATCAGACAAATGTTATTGAGGAAATGAGAACGCAATGCAGGCATCAAAGATATGACGTGATCGTAGTTGACTATCTGCAATTGGTACGGTGTAACCGGAAGTTCAATAATCGTGCATCCGAAGTCGGGGAAGTTTCGAAGCAATTCAAAGCACTTGCGAGAGAGCTTCACGTTCCGATCATCCTATTGTCACAGCTTAACCGAGTATCGGAAATGAATGTAACGAAAGAGCCTACAATGTCCGAATTAAGAGAATCCGGAGATATTGAGCAGGATGCTTCCAATATTATTCTTATGTGGAATTTGGATGAAGACAGAAAATTTAAAGGCTTGAAAGTTGAAAAGAATCGACAGGGTACACCGTTTAGAGAAGTTGTTCAGTTTGAAGGTGATCGTATGGAATTTATCGAGCGAACCGAAACCATTGAACAGATTCAAGCACGGATGCGACAGAAAGACGGTTTCCGAGAAGTATGTGGCAGCACACCATTTGATTAAAAGGTGAATGATTATGGCAAGTAAGAAATTTGAAAAAGGTTCCGAAGAATGGCAGTTTTTTAATGACTATTATAAATTCCGGCAGCAGTTTTATGAAGCTGATAACGAAGATGAGTGGTTCCAAGGAATGATGGAAGCAGGGGAAATGCTAATTAAAAAATATGCACGGACAAATATATCAAAATATGTTCAAAGTCTTGTATTTAGCCATTTTGAGGATGTAGAGAGGAGATGGAAGAGCAAATGAGTAATGCACTGGCAAGAAAGAAAAAGCGGATGCAGCCACTTGGATATTCCAAGAGTGAACTGATCGGAATACAGAGACACGCCAAGGCACAAAGCAATGCGGATTATCTAATAGAGGAATCCTATTATAACGTCCGTATGATGGCATATCAGGCACTGCATGATAAGTTCGGATTCGGACACAAAAGAATCATAAAGGTTGAGCAGACTATTGATGCATATGTGGAGAATGCAAAGGATGGAACGACAGGCGAGGAACTTGGTTTTTATCTGAAAGATAAATGCAAGATTGACGTGCGAGAGGAAACTAATAAGATTCCGTATCGTGAGAGCTTTTATCTGGTAGAGAGAAAGATTGCACCGAACTGCATGATACAGGCAAATAAGTTTTTACTGGCACAGGTATTTAATTATTTTGCTATGTTGGGTGTCTGCCTTAAAACACAGTTTAAATTTTCGGGAAATCAGATCAGACAGGTTTATGAGAGAATCAGATATTTGATTAACTGCCTTGCTACCGGATATGAAACCATGACGGGGATCGCAAGTGTACTGGAATGGGAATGTAAGTACATTGATAAGCGGTTTATCGGAAAGACGTATGAAATATAGGAGGAATGGTTGATGGACAAGTTAGCTGTGGAACTGCAGGATGGATATTTTGTGGAGATTGATTCTCTGAATCACACCCTGAGACAGAGATATGCCGGACAGGATAAGGACGGCAATGAAAAAGAAAGCGTTCGAACAATCGGATATTTTGGAGACATGAAACAGTGCATTAAGGCTTTGTTAGAGCGTTATCCGAGTGAGTTATCCGAAAAGGCGCAGATTTCCTTTAGTGAATACTTGGAACTGTTGGATAAGGCTTATACGAGGTCAGAACAGCTTGTGAACAGGATCGGAAAGGAGCAGGAAAATGCTGAATAGAGAAAAATATGCGGAAGAGATTTTGAATATTGCGTGTGATGGAGGCAATATTGCGTTAATTAATGGAAAACTGGAAAAATGCAGGGGAGTCTGC